ATGCAGCGGTATTGGCAGCCTTCGTAGCCTTGTTTGCCTCGGAGACAGCCGCCTCCGCCGCCGTCTTGGCATCCATTGCCGCCTGAGCCGCATTGCTGGCGGTAGTCGCAGCAGCGTTAGCAGCAGTCGTAGCAGCAGCCGCAAGGCTCTCCGCCTCGCTAAGGTCTATGCACTTGTTCCACCATGCGGTGTCCGTAAGCGGATGCCCAACGTTCTTGCCCGTCGCAGCGTCCACCTTAACGCTCACCCACACCTCCTTGCCGTTAGAGATGTAGTCAAGCCGTTCATACTCTCTCTCTGCCGACCATTCCGACCCTGCCGGAGTCAGCACAACCTTGATTACTTGCTCTTTTTTATTCATATCGAAATATTATTTTTGTGTTAATGATTATTTTTATTAAACCTGTGCATGCCACTGTAGTACCCAGTAGTCGCCGTCAAACCACAGCTCGGTAACCTGAAACTGCCAATCTAACGGACACTCACGAGAGTTAGAAGCGCCATAACGTGTAATCGGCTTACCGCTTGTAGTTGACTTTAAAATAACTTTGCCCCAACTCACGCCCGTGTATCTACCTGTCCTCATAATAAACTTATAATACTGTCCAATCTCGGGGTCGTCGGGCAGTGTGAGGATAATATTTGCGTCTTGTGGAGGCAAGCACACTATCACACACTCCATCTTTGATATTTTTCTGCTTGTCGTAGCCTTGGTCAGCATCGGACGGAAGCCAGCTATGTCACCAGTGCCTATAAAAATGGCGTGATTACCGTTAGGATATGGATTAGCAGCCATTATTGGATTCTCGCGAGAGTGCTGGTCCATAGTTCCACTGACATCAAGCACCAGGCCGTAGTTAGCCTGAAAAGCCGAAGCCGTTTCACCTCCAGGGCCTACCGGTTTTTCGTAATTTCGCTTATACTCCAACTTCAAGCCTCCAGTCTGAAAATTATCTGAAACGAAATTAGATACGACATTGCCTATTGACATCTTAAAACTGCCTTCAGAATTATTGCGGAAAAACAGCTGTGCACTACCAAGTCGCATGTAATTTTCACTCCGCACGCCTTCTTCCAGGTAACCGCCTACAATCTGTAAGTCGCCAATATATCCCGCAGTCGCCTTAATCGCACCCTTACTCGTCACATAGAACGGAGCTTTCGCCGCCGTAGACGAACCCACGAAAAGCGGAGCATACACGCCATCGCTGACCTTGCAAGCATCAATCTCGCAGTTGCCGAAGTGTCCCACCTTATTATTGCCTGAGTCCATCGCCCAAACGTGCTTGGCGTTGATAAGGTCGGCATTCAGACCATTTCCGTCAAATACAGCCACTTCTTTTCCTTCGGCATTTACGTACTTGGTCTTGTCAGCCTTCATTTTTATCTCGCCACTGTCAAGATAGATGCCAGCCTGCTGTATCTTGTCTTCGGTTTCTTTGGTTGCTTCGAGAGCTATTCGCTTCGAGGTGTTAGAGACGGTTGTAGAATAATTTTTGAGAGTCGTAGGGTCGCCGCTCTTAAGATCATTCTCAAGCGACTCGAACGTCAGTTTATACTCCTGTGCCGTCATTTCCAGGCGCGACACATAGCTCTCTACATCAACAAATACCGGAACCTTTACCTTATACACTTCCTCTTTATAGGTAATAGAAACCGTAAAGGAAGCCGATGTACAGCTGACGTATCTCGTTGTATTTTCATCGATTTTTATCTCCTGCGACTTTATTTTGCCAGCATTGACCGCAATAAAATCACCTTGTCTGTAAACTCCATTATCATCGAAGTTTTCTGTCGCCTCGATAGAGAAATCAAACATATAAGGACGTTTCTTCGTACCTTCATTTACGTATAACGACACTAAGGAACTTCCCTCAGCCTTGCCTGTATCCTTATTCGTACCGAACACCAGTGACGACGGTTCTGCCACAAGCGTCACAGCATCTGTGCCCTTATCGCCAGTGTCACCCTTATCACCTTTCTCTCCGTCTGTCAGGATGGCAATGTTACGGGAAGTCAACACGGTATTTATACTTTCATGCGCAAAGACAGTTATCTCCTTTATGTCATAAAGATTTACTTCAAGTTCCGACAGAGCAGACACAAAATGTCCCTCATGCTCCACATCATCCTGAGTAGTATATTTCGCCAGATAAAGTACAGTAGTCAACGTCTCCGTCTTGCTGCCATAGTGCTTTACGGTGATGAACGTAATGTCAGCAGGAGTGACAATCAGCGTCTTGGGGTCGCGCACCAGAGTGTCTGAACTGGCTATTATCTCATAAGTCGTGCTGATAGGACTGACTATTTCATCAGGGTTATCATTTGTAAAGAACATGAAGTTATTGGCATTCTTCAGCACCTTCTCGGGCGAGTCAAGCGAGGTCAACTTCTTCCACTGATAAGGATTCGTATTTCCCGATTTCTTGTCAACATAAGGAGCACCAAGGCCGTGATACATGGCAAAAGCAGGAGCGTTATCCGTAGCGTTGTCCTCCGTTGATGTAGTCAGCTTGATAAGATTTCCGTACTTCTTCCAGCGCACCTGGTCGCCCACCTGCACAATAACATCGTTGGGAGCAGGGGCATCAGGCTCGCCACCGCCCTCGGCAGGCTCGTAGCCGTAGAATACACGTGAAGCAATGTCGCTGTCACTATCATCCGTGCTGCCGCCCTCAATGCCGTCAAACACAGAAGCGAACGAAGTCATTCCATTGTCCGAAACAACCGACACAGCCACACCGCCCCACGATAACACGTTGTTCTGTCCGTCGGCAAGCAGCTTTATGCCATAGCAGGGTACGCCGTCACTGCCTCTGAACTCCTTGACGTTCGAGAGAATCACATAGTCGTAGAGTTTGCCGTCAGCCAGCACCTCCTGACCTACGCCGACCACCAGTCGCCAATAGTAGCGATTGGCAAGTTGAGAGCCATCCCTCTGCGTCTTCACATTGAAGGTCTGACAGAGAGCCATCATGCCCACGTGCCACCAGTTCATAGTCCTTGTCGTGCCGTCGTCAGCAGCAGCATAACACTTGTACGCAATCACCTTCGAGCCAGTTGCGTTGAATATGTAAGCCACCTTCACGATAGTAGAGCCAGCATTCGAGAAGATGGTAGTACCTCCCGAATAACTCACCTTGCGTACCTCAGCCCCGGCAGCGAATATCTTCACACGAGTAGTAAGATAGTCAACATACAGGTGGCTCTTACCATCTTCGCCCATATACAAGTCGAATCCCTGCGCACCTACAACGACACGCTCAGCAGGAGTAGACTTGGCATCGTGCACACGGTCTACAACAACGTCGCCCAGTACCGCATTGCCCTTAGCGTCAATGCCCTTCTCACCGTCGCCCAGCTTCAAGCCTTGCATAAAGCGTATCAGTCCCTGCGCAATATCGTCATGTACGCTTGACAACGATTTCTCATCAAGATATTTAGGAGTCACAATCCTGTCTTCAGAATCAATTGAAGTGTCCTCTTTGGCTATGCCGTTTAATGCCCCCTGTCCTTCAAACGTAATACTGCCTCCGGAAACGATATTTACAGCCTTGGCATAGAAGACGCGAAACCAAGTGCCCGCCTTCATTGTCATTTCCTTCAAGAACGTTACAAGTTCATTCACAGTCTCGTATTTGTACCAGACGGTATCGACCATACCTGCCGAAAACGCCTCGTTAGAGGACAGATAGCCTGAGAATATATCAGACTTCCACTTACGTTGCTCCGTACCATTGTCGCCTGAAGAAGTAAGAATGCCTTGCAAGAAGATATAATAATACTTCTCGTTGCCGATCTGTTCCTCCTTTAAGTTCTTGCCGTAAATGTCAATCTGCTCCGACGGAAAGACAATACGTGCTGACTCAGTAGAGTTAAAATCACGTGGAATAGCTGCATATACGTACTTCTCCGAATGACTGTTAAATACAGTCGGTGAAGCCTGTAATGGCCAACGACGATAATTATGTCCGGCATCGTATCCGATAATGTCCTTGACGTACACAAGTATTTGGGCACCGCTCACACACGATGCCTGAATATAGTCGGGATAGCCTAACGCGTTCCGCTCTATATGTAGCGCATAAGGAGAAATCCAATAGTCTTTGGTTGTCGCTTGTGTCATATAATCGTTTAATTTTCTACTGCGAATTTAGCATAAAACACTCTATTCGTGCGGACATACGCAAACGACCAAATCCTAATTCAAAACTCAAAACTCCTAACTCGTAATTCCTAATTTAAATGATTGTGCTTCCATGAAAGTCGAGTTTTGCCGTGAACGACACGCTGTGCATCGTTTCCTTAGTCTTATCGTCAAACGAGATTTCTTCGCCGGCTGTGATGGTGCAAGGCAGGAACTTGCCGTTGATGTTTATCCATGCGTGTTCCAACATCAAAAATTCGTGCAGATACCATGCGAGCCATGCTTCATCGAGCGGATCGGTCTGGAAGTTCCATTCCTCCTGGTTGTTCTGCTTACGGACTGTTGCCCGAGAGAACGAGCGTAGGGTTTCTTTTCGTGTCACGGTGTAGTTGGTGGTGGTAATGCCAAGTTTCTTGCTATACACTCTCGGCACACTGACGCTCTCCAATACGCCGAATGAATTGATGAAGCGGAACTCCGTGCGACGGCTGGCTTCCGATTGCGGCATGGCGTAAACGCTAATGTCGCCTATGGTCTGCTGTCCTTCATCGGTTATGGTGAAAGCCTTGGCTTCGGGTGCATCCCATGCGGCTGTGGTGAAGTCGATAGCAGGAGTGTAAGAATCTGCGTAGATGATGGTTTCGCCTACACAAGCCAACTGCGGTATGGTGGTAGGCTTGCGAGTCATGCGGCTAACGGGCATAATATCTTTTGTGGCCATAAGACGGTCGTAATCGGAGAAACCGCCGAACAAGGTCTGCTTCACATCCTTGCCAGCGAGATACGACACAGGTTCCGACTTATACAGTTCGCCGTTAATCATATACTCGTCGTATGCCGATACGTTGAACTTCACGACAGGCATTGTGCCAGGTTCAGGCGAATACTCGTAGGAGTCGCGAAAGGAGCGCAGAGCAGACGAAATGTCAATCGTCACAGCCGTGCCGTCTTCCTTGTTGATAGGCTCCGACATTTTCATTATTTCGTAATTGCCGCCAATAACGCCACACTTAACCTCGAATATCATACGATGGAACGAAGGCGAACCGTCAAGCACAATAGGATTGACGGTGAAGACGATAGGGTTGCCGTTGAATATAGAGCCGTCAACTAATTTCAGATTTGCTGCCATTGAATTTAGAATTTATAGAATTTAAAGAAGTTATAGAAGTTAAAGACATGTGTCTTACATTTATATTATATAGCGAAAACCTCCAGTTCCACCTCACCCAATCCGTCCTTTGCAGACACCTCAGCATTTACCTTGTTGATTAGGCATTTCTTGCCGTCGATGTTCCACCACTCTTTCCAATGGTTCTGAATGTCGGCTATCTGTGCTACGGAGGCGAGACACTTGACGTAATACTTCTTGCGGTGAAGGAGAAAATAGATGTAATCGACGAGGAATACGTCTACGTAGCCACGGTTCTTTACTGAAGGAGTGTTTACTACGAGGGGAGCGTCTGCCCATTCGGGCTGCACCCAAGCGCGTGGCTTCAGTGAGAAACGTTCCTCATTGCCGTTGCCCGGCTCAATGCCGTTGTAATCATACTCGTTGCCGTATGGGTCGATGGAGTCAGTAGTCAGGGCATAGTCGCCAGCCTTTGTGCGCCACTTCGAGTTGCCGAAGCCGTCATAGTTATAGTCGTAGGCTTCGTGCGTAGCGTCGATGCCGCCACCACGCATGATAGCTATAGACAATCCCCAGTCGTATGACTGAAGGGGCGAGTTACCGTCATCAGTGGAAGAAGGATCGTAGCTCTCACGCAGCGAGAGTTCTTCGGTTACGTAAAAGTCAGCTACCATTGACGACATGGTATTCTTGATGTATTGCTTCACAAACTCATGCTCCATGTCCTCGTCAACGAGAGCTGCCATCTGGGTTTTTGCGTAAGAGCCGTTTATAGTAGTAATTTCAACGCCTTCATATTCCTTACCAATCTCAGAAGGCTGCGTGCTATCCTCGGTAGCGCATGTACTACCCGTGATTGCAGAAAGAGCCTTGCGATAGTTGGCATCCACCATACCGACCGGTACAAACGACGATTTAAACTCCTGTATAAAATCTTCATTGACAGTGGAACAATCACCTACTTCTACACCCTTCATGGCAGCTACCTCAAACAATCGCGGTTCCATATTGCTTACATCTGTAAACTCCTTGTCTATCTTGACACGATACTTGTTACCAGTCTGCAAGTCTACGAACACGCTCATTTCACCATTATAGACACGATGAATAATGTCTTTATAAGTGAGATTGGTAACGGTGCGGTCTTTTGGATATTCTATATAGTCGTAGTCGGTATTATAGTCCTTAACTTTATTCTTTATGTTATCCTTCTGCTCCTTCGCCTCGCTCTCGGCTGCATATCCGGCACGCACACCCGTTATCTTCTCAGTGATGGGTAACATCGAAAGAACTTCGGCGTGGAACGTACGGGGTTCGGGATTCTGCTTGCGGAAGACATCACGAATAAGATAGGCGGTTACCTTCTTCTGCTCGTAGTCATAATGAAACTTAATTCCAAACTGTTGCTCAAGCGAGTCTATTACGTCGGTTACCGACTCGGCAGGGAAATTCTCGCCATTGGCATACATACGAAAGATACTTGCGCTCATCTGAGCCTTATTGATAATGCTCTTGCAAGTGATACTTGCAATCTTGTCTCTTCCTACTACAGCGGTAGTCCAATTCTCGTCCTTCACTTGCGTAACTTCAGTGTCCTTGAACATTCCCTTGTCATAGAAAATATTACCAAAAGAATTATCCACTGCCTTATAAATGAAATTCACTTTACGGTACTTCACCTCCTGTACGTTCTTGTCCTTCGGATGTTCGAGTTTCAACTGACCACCACAACCACGCGAACTAAGCCAATCGTTTACTTCACTAAAAAGATACTGAACTTCATTCTCATTATTAGCGGTTTTATGAAAAAAGGGTTCCTTTACATCACCCTTTTTTTTCAATCCGGCTTTTACTTCTTCATCCTCTTCGGTGTAAGTTGACTTGGCGTAAAGAGGGGTTATGTCGTAGGCACATTTTGTAGTGAAGAAGCAGAGACGGTTTAAGTCGCCGATAGCTGTAAGAGCCGAATTGTCGAACTGTACACCAAGGTATTCAAAGAGGCAGTCAAGGAAAAACAGCACGTAGAAGCAAATCCCCGATTGCGGACGGTCGGCATCAAGCACCCAGATAGGACCACGGTCTTCGTACATCTCCTGCTCTTTATCAGAGTTTTTCCCCTTACGCTCGGAAGATTTCTGTACGATGCTGTCAGAAGTAGTTCCATCATCATTAAGGCCGTAATGGGCGTAGCATACACGGGCGTTGCAAAATGGTTTTATGGGGTAGGGGTCGCTTACATTGATATACGATGTCAGTACATCGGGCACTTTTACGCTGTTGCCGTTAGGGTAGGTATAGGTTTTCTTTAATACAGCTTCGTGCTTATCGCCCGTCTCCTTACACTGAGCAGGATAAGAAAATCCAAGAGCTTGCGGTGAAAAGGTAGAATAAGTATAACCTCCACCTACCGAACCATAGTTTTTGTCGCCCTTCTTTCCTTCAGATTTAATTACCACCTCTGTATGATATTTTACGCTCACGTTCACCTCATCAATTTTCTCTCCAATAAGGAGCTGGTCGTGATATTTTGCGGGAATAGGCACTTCGTTGCACTTGAGGTCACTAATAAGGTCGGAGAATGATTGTGTGCTTGCATCGACGTTGAGCGAGAGGGAGTCTTCCAGTCGCTCGTCTTCCTGGATGATGGCTGTGCCGGATGCGAAGGGTACACCGTCGGCGATGATTTGCATCGGCGTGTGCTCATAGCTCACGGGGCGGATGTCGCTGCTGACATCATCCACGTTCTTTAGGAAATGTCGGTTGCCTTCGATGGGCAGCTCCACGGGATAGGAGAACATCTCGGTGTCGTTGAACAAAGGATTGCTCAACTCTATGCTGATGGATGCGTCTTCCTTTAGGGCGAGCGGCTTGCCGTCGGCAAGAATTGTAAGTTTGCTGTTCATGTTGGTTGGTTGTTATGATAAGCCTTACTGGGCCTTTCTGGGCCTTTCTGAGCCTTGGGGGATTTATTAAGCCTTACTGGGCCTTTCTAAGCCTTACTGGGCTTTATTGTTATACTATTATCTTGGCGTTGCCATATAGCGTGATATTACGGTCGGTCTTGCAGAATACCTTGGTGTCACCGTAGGCTTCGAGCTTGCGGTAGGAGAGAGCCTTGACGGTGCCTCCGTGTGCCTCGCACGTCACGTTGCCATTGAGCACGGCATCGGCGGTGGTCCATAGGCGGGCGGCTGTGTCGGCATGCACAAAACCTTTGCTTACATGGCCATAGGCAAAGTCGTGAAGTCCGATTAGGGATTGGTCGCAGCGGTCGCTATACACCTGACTGTGATTCCACGCATGGACGGTGGCTTTGCCCAAGACGTAGCAGCGGGCATAGTCGTTTATGTCAACAATGGTATCGTAGTCGGTAACGATGACAAGAACGTACTCGGGTGCTGTCTTCGGACATTCGTTGAAGTAGATGCCGGCAGCGTTCATCTCTTTGCGTAGGGTGGGGTAGAGGGCAGGGAGACGGTCATTGGCGATGTCAGCAAACTTGCTCTCTACGATGTCTTCCCAGTTGGCTCGCCACACAGCCATTAGTTGACTGATATTTTCGGTGGCGAGCATGGCACGATAGCCTTCGGCACAAGCGTGGCGGTCGTGGCAGGCTGTGGTGCAGATGTCTTTTAGTTGGTGGAATGGGGACATGATCTTTGGAGTTAATGGGTTGTATGCCTTACTGGGCCTCTTTAGGCCTTTCTAAGCCTTTTTGTTTTTGACTGGGCCTTACTAAGCCGTTTTAGGCCTTTCTATGCCGTGGTGAAACTTGATTGCTCTTAGCTGTTGGGTTTTTCACTTTTCGCCTTTAACTTCTTCCTTCACTTTAAGGAGAATTGCCTCGTAGCCTTTCAGTTCGTCTTCGGTCACGATGTCGGCGTAGTCTTTGCGGAGTTGGACGATGCGGTCGGTAAGGCCCTTTACGCGGGCTTTGGTCGAAGGCTTGTCCTTGCGCATGATGTATTTGATGAGAGCGTCGGCTTCGGCTTTGTGCTTGGCTGCTGCATCGCGGGCGGCTTTCACCTCGGGTCGATCGTTGGCTATCTTGTCGGCTACCGACTGTGCGAAGAGAGGGTCGCGGGAGAGTGCCTTGTCGTAGAAGGGGCGGAACTGAGCGCGTAGGTTCTGTGGTGGCACGTTGCACGCTTTCTCTATTCGGGCGATGTATTCGGGGTCGCCGGTGCGCGGTGATAGGCGAAGGTATGCCTCGCCTATTTCGCGGTCAACGTTGATGTAGATACGAGGCAGGATTTCGCTTTCTATCTTTACGGCACGGGTGGCGAGAAGGGCAATCTCTTCTTCTGTGTAGATAGGTCTGCCAGCCTTCTCGTTGGCTTCGGCCATGGTCTTGGCTTGCTCAGCCTTTGCTGCCATCTCGTTGCGCAAGGAGCGCACTGTGTTGACCTGCTCTTGCAGACGTTCGGAGAGGAACGGTCGGAGCTGCATGAGGTTGGGCATGGTGGACGCAATGGTCTCGCCGTTGGGGTTGGCCACGATGCCCCCGTAGGTGAGAGGCTGCAAGGTGAGGTCGGGCTGCAAGTCGGGGAAGAGCGAGCGACGCGCTTCCTCAAGAGCCTTCTCCTTCTGCTGCTCGGCATAGAGTGCCTGTTCCTCACGGGTGGGACGACCGACGTGACGCTTTATCTCCGTGCGAGAGGTCTGCATGGTTTGCAGATAGGTGAGGAGCTGACGCACACGACGATGGTAGTCGCGGAATCGTCGGCTCTCCTTAACGAACGACGTTGCCCGTGGATTCTGCTCAAGAAGAGTAAGACCACGCTCGAAGGCTTCACGCTGGTCGGTGGTGAGTATACGGGCGGAGAGGGCAGGGGTTAGAATGCGGATTATTTCTTCCATAATTTTTTCTTTTTAAGCATTACTGGGCCTTTTGGGGCCTTTCTAAGCCTTTGGGGATGATGGGCCTTTCTAAGGCTTTGGGGAAACTAATACAGCAGTGGCGATACGAATATCTTGCTGTTTGGCTGGTTGTTCTCGTAGCCTTTGCTTGTTGAGTCGGTGGTGCTGGTTGAGGGCTTGTCGGGGGTGTTGTTGGCGGCATCCACTGACTTGCGCATTTCCATGAGCCGGAGCACCGAGGCGCGTAGGGAGATGGCTTCGTTGTGGGCAGCGGCTCGGCGGGCCTTGTCAATAGTGAGAATTGTTGTGCGCTCTTCGAGGTGGGCCACCATCAGGCGGCGTACCTTGCGAAGGAGTGGCTTGTCGGCAGGGTCGTCGGTATGGAGCAGACGCTGCACCGTGTCCTCGCCAATAGCCTCACTGATGTATTCGTCTTGAATGAAGTGGAGGTCGGGCAGAAGACGGATGAACTTCTCACGGCTCTCGTAGATGTCGAGGTAGTGCTGAAGGTCGGCACATGTGGCAATGAGAAGGTCGTGGTGAGCGTAGTAGTACTGACTCTCCTGCCACAGTTTCACTATTTCCTCAATTTCGCCCGTTTGTACGCTTTCGTCCGTTTTCGGTACACTATTGTCGGTATTCGGTACGCTTTCGGCTGTTTTCTGTACGTCAGAAGCCTGTTTCTTAACACAATCCTTTGCCCAACCTTCGAGCATCACGAGCATTTGATTGAGCGACACCATTGCCTCACGCTTATAGCCCTGCACACCCTTGTCGAGGAGGTCTTTGGATGCCGTGCCGTAGTCTTCGCTTGAAGCCACGTTGATGCCGGTGCCGTTGATAGAGAGAGCCTGTGTGTAGATGAAGCGCGACATGGCATCGTATGTCACCATGCGCTGTGCCATGAGCAGAAGCTGCATCCAAGGCTGCTGAGTGTGTTCGCCGTTGCTGACTGCCATGTAGAAGTCGTCGGGCGAAACGGTCTGATAATACTCGCACAAACGGTTGTAGAGCGAGTCGCCCAACTTGTCGCGAAGAAAATCTTTCTCGCTGTTGTCGAGTATGCCTTGAAGAGAACTGATGTCGTCAATGGCATTGCTGGGGATGTGGAGCCGAAGCTCCTTGGTGGTTGATAGAATCATACGCGATGCGAATTTTGAGTTTTGAATTTTGAATTTTGAATTGTCGCCGTTGGCGATTAGGATTTATCCATTTTTGAGTTGTCAGAACAGCTTGAGCTGCGCTTGCTCCAACTTAATGCGCTTACAAGCCTTGTCGTAATACTCCTTATTGAGCTCGAAGCCGATGAAGTTACGCTTCTCTTTTATACAAGCAATGGCGGTGGTACCGCTGCCCATGAACGGGTCTAAGACGGTATCGCCTTCTTTAGTACTTGCGGCTATCAGTTGTAACATCAGCTCTACTGGCTTTTGTGTCGGATGAATCCTATACCCCACACAAGGGTATCTGAAAACGGTGTTCTTACAATGGAGGTTGAATGTTGCACCTTGCTTTTTACCATAAACGCACAACTCGACCCCACTTAACCAAATAACCGAACCATTCATAGGCGAGGGATTTGTTTTCTCCCATACAACGATTCTTGTGCTCAAACCTTTTTTCGACATTGCTTGCCGGATAGTAGAAACTTGATTGAAACCGCAAAACATATAAATACTGCCTTGGGTCTTGTCACATAGATTTTTTGTCAGAATGTCAACATTAAAGATTCCGATGTCCGCATTAGCCTTATCTAAGTTTCTCAGACCTTTGTCAGCACGATTACATTCGTTGTAGGGTATATCCGTCACAACACAATCCACGCTCCCGTCCGGAATCCTTTTCATTCCTTCGAGGCAGTCTTCATTATATATCTTATTCAGTTCTATCATTCTCTATATCATTTGTTCGTTACTATTCCTGCATCGTCACCCCCGTTTTCGAGTTATCCAGCGTGGTGAGCACTTCGCGGTCTATCTGCCACACTAAGTGCTGGTCCCAACCATTGAACTTGCTTGTCACCTCCCATGGACGGAGCATGAGCTGCTGCAATGGTGCAAACTGGATTTGCTTTACAAGGAAACGCTCGCGGAGGTCGGTGCCGCCCGATGATGTAGCGTCGCCTGGGGTGTTGCCTATGAGTTTCGAGTCCAAACCCATGGCGAAGAAGATGATGGAAGATATTTCCTGGAGCTCGGTCTTCTCGGCTTGCGCCTGCGAGTTGGCCTTGCTCTCAATCTCCACAATCTCCCATGCCTTGTGCTCCTTACCGTCCAGTCCGGTGAACACGGCAGAGATAAGGGCTTGTCCTGCATTGTCGGGATTAGACAGCCATGTGTTGATGTCGCTGAACACCTCCTGCTGTATCTGCGCCATCGTCTTGCTCTTGTTTTCGCCCTGCTGGGTGTAGAGCTGCTTGAGATATTCCTGATGGATGTAGATCACGCGACCGATGATGTTCGAGTTGCGCTTGCGAGTGAGACGGTCGTCAACAATGGTGAAGGCATACTCAAAGATGCTTCCGGCAAAGATGCTATGCCACATGGCATCGGCATAGTAAGGGCCACCGAAATCACGGGGCGACATGATGAAGCGTGTGGGGCGGTTCTTGCGGCTCACACGCTGCTGACGTGCCTCACGCACATGGCGATTGAGATCCTTCACGGCGGTGTCGGCTGCGAGGTATGGCACGGCTGCAATGCGACGGTCGGCCTCGGAGAGTGTCTGTGTAGAGTCGAGCCACTGGTTAGAGAGGTAAGCATAGTTGATGCGATACTGACTGTCCATGCGCTCCAGTCGGGTGGTGAACACCGAGCGTGGCTTGATGCCTACAATCTTCGGGTTCCACTGCGACGTAGGCACGGGGCGGCCATTCTCGTCCAACTGGCGTTGGTTGAGCTGCAACTCGCAGAAGCATTGCGACATGAGCGACATATCGCCGGCCATCTCAAGGTAGGTTTTGTGGAGGTCGTTGTTGTCAATGAACTCCTGAAGTTCCTTATTAGTGCGCTCCCATTCTGCAAGTGCATCCTTCAAAGACTTCATTTCTTCGCTGTCTTCACTCTCAGAATTGTTTGCCGATTGTGAGAGTTGATTAACCGATTGTGTGAATTGATTATCCGATTGTGAAGATTGGCTTTCCGATTCTGACATTTGCTTTTCCTTAGCCTTGAGGTCGGCTATCTGACCTCGGAGCAGTGTGCCGGCAGACGAAAAAGGGATATACTTCTCGGTGATATTGCCACCAACATACTGCGTATAGTGATACTTGGCGCATGGTCCGCGACCTACGAGGATTTTCTTCACGAAATCCACTCCCGCTGCCGGAAAGGGCGACAGCTTGGAGAGCAAATATACGAGGTTGGGCAGTCGGTTGCCCACGCCCCATTCCATGAATCCCAGTCCAGGTGTACCCACACCTTCGGGTTTGGCTTTGTTCTCGCCGCCCGACGAACCGAACACGGTGGAAATCTCCCGTCTTGCCGCATTGCCTTCCGCTCCGGTCATGGTGGCCGAAGCCGTGAGCTTCTGGCGAACGTAATCGCCCCACGAGAACACACTGCTGCCTCCCTGCTTGGGCGCACAGAACGCGCCAGGCAGAACGGCCTCGTAGCCTTGCGACTGGAGCTCCTCACTACGCTGTTGGAGCTCGCTTAAGTTGCTAACTGTTGTCATTGTGTTGAATATGTGTTTTGTTTAATGTTTTTATGATGCAAATATAGGGAAAGACGGGGAGAAGGGGCGGACATGCTCGGGGAGGGAAGAAACAAAAAGCCCTGCTATCCTCACGGACAACAGGACCATGCCTAAATTTAAATTTGCGAATGAAACATCCAGTCAAAGTATATTGTTAGTTGTGTCTGCCTACATGTCGTAGTCGCACCTTTCGTTGGCCGAGCACAACTCGTAGTTATCCACGTTCTCAATCACCATATCCTCATTACAGAACTGCTTGATAATGATCTTGCGGTTAATCGGGTCAGGGTGCACGCTGCGGATATTGTTGTTAGAGATCCATATAGGGTGGTTGGATTCCTTGGTATATACCACAAGATACCACGGGCCGGTCTTGTACTGATCCATTACCACGGCAATGCCAGACGTAACGGTTGCGGAAACCTTGCCAAGGACTTTCTCGATGGCTTTGTCAATAAACTCCTCCTTGTGCTTCCGTCCGAACTTGTCGAGCCAAGCAGCGAAGATGGTGAACAGCAGGATGATGAGAATCACGATGAGTGTTGAAAAAATGATATTCATAATTGTTTTTATTTAATTGTTTATTAAATTGTTGCTTGTTATTTTGTTCTTGTTTCTTTCAAGAGACATTTGTAAGAGCCCAGTATGTTCTCTTCACTCTTCTCAATCTTCCAGTCGCACCCAGCCTTTTGTAAGCTCTGCACGATGTCGTTGTAATCTCTCTCTGTGAGGTATGGTGAGATGTTTTCTTCTTCAAAGACAAAGAGGTGAAGATTACGGTCGAAGTCGATGCGCAGGGGCTTGTTGCCAATAAAATCACGTAATTTTAATATACCGCGAGAGTCACTAACGTGCAGATTATACACACCACGTCCGCTGGTCCAGAGGTAAGCATAGCAATAGAGCCTTTGTTCTTCGGCATCGTATCGCTTGGCGCATACAATGGTGGTGTCAGAGCCACGGAGCGACGAAATTACGTAAAAACGTCCGTCCTCGATATGGTTGAGCATATATTCGCGACGCTCTTTCGGGGTGAGGAGCACAGGAGGCTCCGGCAGCCATGTGGCTTTTTCCTGCTGTTGGCATCCCTCCTTTTGCTTTGCCTTCTTCTCTCTCCAGGTAAGATAGAGTTCGCGCAACAGCAAAATGAGAATGTTGACCAAAACGACTATCCCTATCACGCACATCATGCACTGGAAGAATAAAAACACGCTGTAGTTTTTCAATAAAAATGTTTCCATTGTTCTCTATTTTGTTATTACTAATTTCTAAAACCATTCCTCACTACCCATACGCTCAATCCTATGTTGAGCAAGAGCATGATGATGATAATAGTCCAATACTCCTTGTTGCTCAGTTCTACCGAAAGATACTTGAAGTCGGAAAACTCCTTTCGTTTCCACTCCTTCTGCACAATCGGTTCGATGTACGAGGCGAAGGCGCAGAAGTCAAGACGGTGCGACATAAACCAGTCGCGGCTCTTTACCGAGAGCACGGGCGAGTCACACCACGAGAAGGCATCGCTCCACATCACGCGGTTACGGCTGTCAAGGCCTACGCACACCACAAGCTCGTTCTTGTTGCCTCCCTGCCAATAGGAGCGTTGTCGGTCGGCAATGGATAGCGGCTTGTTGCGATAGAATAGCAGATAGATGCGAAACTCCTTCTTAGGTCCGTATCGGGCGTTGAGCACGCGGATGGCTCGTTCCTGACGGGCAGAGAACTTTGCTCCGATAATAGGCGACTGGTCGCAAAACCGTATCTTGGGATAATCGTGCAAACCAAGTCGACGAGCCTTCTTTTCGCTGATGTCCTCAAACTTAAACACCGAGCGCGAAGCCTTCACCTTGTTCTCATATTCATGTTCACGGGTAACGGAATAGAGCGTAGCGGGTTGACCGTTCCATCGGTATTCATACGCATCGCCATCACGAGTGTAATAGTGGCGGTGCATATCCACGAACACCGAAGCCACCGACAAGCGACGCTTCATAGCCGAAAAGTCTTCATTCGAACACTTTCGCTCACGTCCCGAATGGTCGTAATAGGTCCAACGTTCGGGATGATTCTCCGTGACATAGTAGGTTCGAGTGTGCCGATGCCCTTTAGAGTCGGTATAGGAGCGAGTCTTCCTCACAAGCTCATTCCACGGCTCGTAATAGCGTATCTTCGTGACGTAGCTGCCCAGGTATTCTGTGTCGCTCGACTCTACGCGCTCAAACGCCCATATCATCGCTGCGCCCACAAGGAGCGAGGGGATGATAAGTATGGCATGTTCCCACCATGTTGTTTGCTTGCGGAAGAACAGTAGCAACACAGCCGACACAAAGAAGGGGATGAGAAAAACGAGTAGTTCCATACGCCTTTACTCTTTTTTGCCGAACAGATCCACGTCATTGTCTTCGCCTATATCCATTACTTCCTTGGAGCGCGACGACGAAATAACCTTATACTCGATAGGCATGGTGTTCGACACAAACCATCGGGCAGGGTAGGTGCGAGTAAGCGTTTCGTGTTCGCGGATAATGTCAAGCATACGTTCCTGAGCGGTCTGAAACTCGGTGCGCTGTATCTCAATGGCCTGCATGAGGTCGCGGTAGAGCGATACGTCGAAGTTGGGGTTGCTCTCCTTTATCCACTTCATCATCGTGCCCTTGTCGTTCTGATAGCGTCCGGCAATAAGCTGCGGATAAATTTTCTCGAAGGTCTGCTTGTACTCGTCGGTAACCTGCGCCTTCTGCTGAATGATTTTCCACATCTTGTCGTGAACTCCCTCAATCTTTCCACGTTGCGCTTCGGCTTGCTGGCGAAGGGCAATCTCGCGGTTGTTGTAACTGAAGTAAGTGGCTACAAGTGAGCCGATAACGATGGCAACCACAAGTAGTATGGATGCCATAATAATGTTTTTTGTTTTCATAAATTTCGTTGTTTTCTTAGTCTATATTTTCGTAAAAATAAAAATATGCAGTGGTTGAGTTTTCCTTCTCCTCGCTCGTCTGCACCAGAGCCCGTTAGATACGTTGGACGGAGTGGCGACATGCGGCACACTGAGTACGGTCCCTTGGCCTTCGGGATAAGTTTCTTTTATTGAAAAACTTTTCTGCGTTGCGTACCTTACAGCCGTTTGAGAAGTGTGCAGCATCGATAGTCGAACGCTTTCCCTTCGTAGCCCAACCTTTCATACCATTGCAACACCCACTGGGGAGAGTCGCGCCCGTCCCACGATATTGCGACAGTCGTTATGCCGCAGCTTCTAAGTTCCCTTTCGGCAGTCTCCATCAGGAGTTTTGCCACCCCACGGCCACGGTGCCGTTCGCCCACCCACAGCGAGTAGATGAGAGCGTCTGCCTCGCCATCCAAGGGTTTGTCTTCGGTGCGGTAGGGGACGAACACCTGTATACTGCCATGATGCTGCTCGTCGGTAATGAGTATGCGAGTGGAGTCTTCCCAATGTTGATGTTGTATCATAGATGAAATGTTACGCAGTTTTTAGTCAGACGACTGTCTGTAAGCCGTCCCTCGTTCTTCGTATGCTTGTGGACAAAGGTAGGTCATTCCTTTTACTCGATATGGACATTCTCCTCGAAGTCGTATCTCACGTCTCGGTTTTGCAACCAAGCCACAGGCGTTTTAGAGAAGATGTCTGCCTCACAGTCGGCAAGGGCTTGCACAAAAGCCTCGTACATCTTCTGTTCGTTATGTTCTTCCAGAAAGCCCTGGCTCGTCCGCTGCCATAGCAGATCAGGGCGTTTGCCGTCTATCTTTTCCCCTTTAATAATCAGTATGACAGTTACAGAGTTTTTACCCTTGCACACATCCGCACGAAGTATGCCGTAGCCAAGCGGTTTGCAAAAAATGTAGCTACCGCTCTGATACCCAAGAAATCGGTAGCCGTAGTTTCGCAATGCCTTTTTCACAAATTCTCTCATGTTCAATCTTTTTTATAGTTCTATTAATACTTTTATCTCTTGGTTGCCGCCTGTATGCGTAAGACAAGAAGGGCTTAAACCCTTTGTAGAATAAACTCTGCATCTATTCTCGAATATATTGTCACACAAAGAAGTCGGCATCATGCCAACTACGAGGGTGCGAATGGTGTCATTCTTCAGCATCTCTTATATACGTCTTCATTTACTCCTTCTCTCTTTCCAATTTCTCGCAATGGTCGTGCGTCTGCTGCATTTTGCCAAGCACGTCTGTATCGATTGGTCTTCGCACGTGCGCAGACCAATCCTTATGACGGTGCCACTTGACAAAATCGTCGAAAGGAGTAGAGTCGTTGTAATCTGGGACTGTGACAACCTCGCAAGAAACGAGGTTGCCATTAGATTCTGCTTTCATCGTCTCTATGTTTTATGGTTTTGTCATATTTTTACTCATACTCATATACTATATGCGGTGTGGTGTTGCCCAGTCCGTCGCGAGGGTCGGCAAAGCAGCCTGGTGGCGATGTTGTCACGGCGTTGGCTATCTGCTTGCGCGGTCGGCTCTTTACGAGGCCCTTGCCATCCTTACCGCTGCGTACCCATCCGATGTAATACTTGTCAGTCATATTCTATCAATACAATGGTGTGCTGTCCATGCTCGTCGTAGAGTCCTGCCCATCCGTCGTAGCGTGCGGACAATGCCGTGGAGTAACTCCGACGTGGGCAGAGAAAAGATGTGCGTTGCACGAAAGGGATTTGTTTAATCATACGTTATAAATACCATGTTGTCTTTGCCAACTGAGGTGAGGGTGTTGGTTGTACCTCCAACGTTTATCTCCATTCGCTGAATGTTGGAGTAACCATCACCATTCAACGGGCGACCTCGGAAGGCTGCTATTCTTATTCGTAGCATATAGCAATCAGATTGTCTGTAGTGAGAAACGTACCTATACATTGCATCAGACATCCTTGACGCAGATGCCATTCCTTATCACGAAAGTCGTTAGTGCCTATTAAGCGACGCACGGCTTTCGCGTGTTCGGTTCTGGCTTCGTGTATCAAATGAATGTTAAGCATAAGAGGTTGTATTTAATCATACTCTATCAATATTTTCGGTTTATCCACGTCGTGACCCTTACCTTCCCCGGCAATACACAGGGCTATGCCGTGTGGTGACACAATGATGCCGTTCTGCGAGGGACTGTAAGAGCCGAGGACGATGGGGCGAGGGTTGTTATTCATATTCAATCAGTACCCCCCGTTTGTGTTGACAAGGTTAGGGTGGGGTATATTCCTTTAGTGTCGCAGATGTTGCCATCAAAACCGGACTTCCACTTGTCGTAATAAATGTTACCAATCTTTTCAATCATATTCTACTATTACTGCCGTTGCTGCCCTGCCTCCCGTTGGCTTAATGAAATTCACCAAAGAATTGCGTTGGTACTGCGACTTAACGCATCGACATAACGCGGGAGAGGTAGAGACACTATCAGGGTTTAATGCTTTTATAAAAACCATTATTCAAACTCATACAATACTACTGTCATTGGATAGTGGGCGAGCGTGAGGATGTTGGTAGGTCCGATAGCCTCGTAGCGTGTGGTTATGGTTGCCGCACAACATCCGTCGGTCACATTCACCATTTGTCCGTTACCCCCGTTCAGACGGAAGGGACGGGCGACGTGAGTCAGCTTACACTCCATCCTTCTTCCTTACCTTATTCTCTATGAATAATTTCTCAAAGCCAAGCCAAACGTGGAAGTCCATGTAAAGATGGTCTTTTTTGAACTCTTCGTAGAGCGTTTTCACGGAAGAACGCTGAAAGTTCAGTTCTTTCTCGTTCCACTCGATGCCCTTACTCCATCCGTCATTCTGTTTCTCCATCCACACCTGCAACAGCGTCTTTAGAAACATCGCTGCCTCGTGTGTCGGTGGCAAGTCAAACTGAACGAATAGGGCGTTGTCGGAGTCGTTCGCCTTGAGGAACTTGCTAACGGCATCGTCCTTGAGGAAATAGCGGTCGGACACTTCCTCTTCGAGCACGTCTTCCAGTCGGGTAAGCAGCTCAAAGGGTTCGGGAAACTGATAGTCGAAGGCCACGTCACGGCGCATGGAGAGGCAGAACACACGGTCGCGGTTCTGTGGCACACCGTAGTTCTTGGCGTTGAGTCGCGCCCAGCGGCTCACATAGCCGAGCGACGAGAGTTTGTCGAGCCACTTCTGAAAGTCGGGCATGAACTTCTGGCTTACCAGTGCCGCCACGTTCTCCTGCAAGAGATACTTCGGGCGAAGCACCTCTACGGCATCCGCCACACGCCATAGGAGTGCGCTTCGGGTGTCGCTGCCCTCCTGCACGCCCATCTGCTTGCCAGCCTGACTGATGTCCTGGCAAGGCGAGGAATAGGTGAAGAGGTCCACTTCTCGCCCTTCGAGCGAGCTTTTCACCTCATGCCAGTCTATCTTGGTGATGTCGCCCAGGGCGCAGTCGGCAAACTGAGGGAAGACGAGGTTGTGCATCTGACAGGCGTATTTGTCGATGTCGCTCCATCCCTTGCACGTCCATCGGAAGTCTAGATGCCAATCGCGTAGCACGTCGGCTGCCATGAGCTGCGAGTCGTAGCCGGAGAACGTGGTGAGGAATATCTTTTCCTCGTTCTTGTCGGCGGTGGGCGGCAGGGCGGGCAGCGAGTCTTCGAGGTCGTCGAAGAGCGAGAGCTGTTCGCCTGGGCGTGGCTTGGGTGGTGCAGGGTAGAAAAGTTGCTCGTAGATGTGGGCCAACACGTCCACCACGATGCTGTTTCCGGCTTGCTTGTACTGCTGTGAGGCAGATATTGCCATGTCTTCGGGTTTGCCCTTGCCCTTCCAGTCGGGCAGACGTTCGGCTGCCTGGGCATTGCTGCTCTGCATCGTGCCGATTACGTTGTCGCGAACGCCCATCAAGCGAAAACACTCCTTGGGCGTGAGCTTGCGGATGGCATAGCTCTTGATGGTGCGGTCAGTGAAGTTGAGTTTTGTGATCATATAGTTGCTGCTTTATTCATATTCTTCAATCAGAAATACATTTTGCTGCCACGAATTGATTGTCACGGTCGGGCAAACGTCTGTGAATAATCTGCCTCCGTCGTTGTTGCCACGAGGATATTGGTAAAAGTCGTGGTTAGTCATATTCAATCATTAATCTCCATCCGTGACGAGGCGCAGGATTACCCCATTGCTGAGTTACGGTTCCGATACAGGTTCCGCTCCAATGAATGCGCTGATGAAAATCGTCGAATGGATGCTTCTTAGTCATATTCAATCATTATACAGTGTGGGCATTTGTAGTCGGTGGCTCGAAGGGCGGGCGAGAAGTTACCCCCCCCATCCTCGCCATTCGAGCCGATGGCTAACGGGATGCACGGAAATCTTAATGTCAGTCATTGTTTTCTCTTACTTCCTGCCATGTGTTACCATGACCGATTCCACACTTTGCAGCCACCGCACAAAAGCTCTTGTCGCCGCGACCGTTAAGGCAAGTCCCTAAATCGACGCAAGTAGAACAGCCAAAATCCATACAATCTGGATGATACCACACCTTGTCGCCAACCTCGCGGATATACCCCCTCTTATAATCTACCACCAAGGTTCTACCTCCGGTGGGAAAAGGTTTGTATTTGTTCAAGACGACCTTATACCGATTGTTTTTCTTCCTTACAATACGATATTTATGAGGTAGCGCCCATCCAGGGTCAAAAACTTTAGGAGGCACACGCCGCTTTTTCGGGAAATGGAACACCTTCGGGTTGCAATAGTTGGAAAGCACTTTGCGGGCTGTAGAGACAATCTCTTCCCAATTATCACAACAACGAAGTACGTCAACCCTCCATCCTATACGACGCTGTACTATATCTAATAGCGATGGATAATTACGCGGCTTCTCCCAGATTCCTCTAAAGTAAAGATCGTATCTGTTTAACAGCACCTTGTTTCTTGCTTTCATAGGACTATACTTTAATTTCCGGATTAAATTTCAATATTTTAAGGGCGAGCTGTAGTTCGTGAACGTACTTTATATGACATAAGAGAGCATAGCCTGTCACGTTGTAATACTTTATGAATATTGCCCAAGCGTATTTTTTCCGTTCTACAGCCAAAAATCTGGCAAGGGAGCTGCCTGCTCTGGCTTTAATTGGTCTTGTGAAGTACTTGCCCTCGATCTCTTCCTTAAAGTCATTATTGCGAAGTATTTCGGGCGTGACGGGCACGCCATCAATGTAGTTGCACCATGTTCCCCAGGGACCGTCGTCTTCGTCGCTGACAGCCTTCAGAGTGGCGACTCCCTTCTTGTCATTATTCTGTCGGTCGGGATGGATTTCGGTAACGATGCACAACGTGTCTTTCGGAAACATGCAGTCTTTGTTTGTCTGCACAATGTCGCCTATTCTTAAATCTTCCGGTTTAATCATCGCTTTCCTCCTTATCTTCCTCTTGAATATACTCGCCGTATTGCTTCCATTCGGGGTCGTGGATGTTGCCTACAACCTCGAAGTCTTGCATCATCTTTCGCGAAATGGAATCGCAGATGCCGTCGGAAATGCCTCTGACGGACGACTTAGGGTTCTTGATAGCCACGATATAGAAAGATGCCTCTTCCTCGCTCCAGCCTATCGCGCCGTAATAATTGTCATACTTGTTGTCTTCGGTACAACTGAACGGATATTCGTCCGAACGCAACAAGTCACCCTCGTAAATCTCCTTACCGTTCTTGTCAAGGAAGCCGGTAAACTGGCAGACGGTTTCAGGGTCAACTTCAAAAGACAAAGGAGGTCTTTTAATTCTTGAGATAAAAGCTTTGCCTTCATTGTTTCCTCTATAGTAGCCTTCCAACCACTCGCCATTGTCAAGACGCTTGCCCTTAAATTTGATTGTTCTCATTGTTCTCTATATTTTCGTTAATACGTTCTTGCTATGATTTAAGAAGATTGAAGCAATCCTGCAATTCCTCGTCACATTCGGGTGACAGAAGTGTGCGTACCTTCATGCCGTTGTTGTCGATAAGAGGTTTGGCTAACGGCAGATTTGCGTGCGGCTCTTTGTGCCACTCTATAACTGTTCCGTCGTTGTATATTATAGGATTGTCATCAGAACCATACTTTAGCAAAAAGATAAGTTTTTGCTGCATACAATACTTCAAATCAGACCATGACTTGCTACGTCCCAAATAGCCATTCACGACATATCCTCCGGCACAATACTGATAGGAGACACCATCGAGCCGATGAGAGTAGAGCGTGATACCGGCTTGGGCGCAATAATACCTTAATATCGCTATTGTTGCATATCTTCCCATGATTCTCTATATTTTCGTTAATACTTAGGATAATGCAGTATATTTTTTTACTCTTTCGCTTTGAAGTTGTATATAGGTTTGATGCGCTTTTTAATTTCCACAGTATCGGCTATAAGCGATTCAATTTCTTCAGCCGACTTATACGCCATTGGTGACTCATCGATTGTTGACTCGCATACCGATGTGGAGTAAATGTCGTGCATCTGCTGTCGGTATTCCTCCATGCTGAGCTGCTTCTTGGCCGCTGAGCGCGACATTAATCTGCCTGCACCGTGCGGAGCCGACTGAAGCCAGTCGTCGTTGCCCTTGCCTGTACACAGAAGCGAACCGTCGCACATGTTCAGAGGAATTATCAGAGGCTCGCCTTTCCTTGCGCTTACTGCGCCTTTGCGGATAACGCCGCCGAAGGTGTCAATATAGTTATGCACAGTGGAGAAATTGTCGCCCGACACCTTTATTCCAAGACCTTTGATGATAGTTTGCGCCATAAGCGTGCGGTTCAAGTTGGCATATTCCTGGCACATGCGCATGGCATTGAAGTAGTCGCCAAGCAAAGGACCACTGAGATAGACCAAATCCTTGGGGATAGTATTCAGTTGGCGCAACGCGTCGTTTATCTCGTTTTGTCTGCCAAAGGCTTTCAATGAGAAAATGATATGCTCGCGTTCCGCGCTATTGTCACATATCTTTGCCGCCAACTTCTGAAAGTGGTTGCATATCTTCACGCCCAGATTACGACTACCCGAATGTATCACGAGATAATGTCGTCCGAAGCTGTCCACGTCCACCTCAATGAAGTGGTTGCCGCCGCCGAGTGTGCCTAACGAGCGCATGACGTAATTGAGGTCGAAGCAATGCTTCCAGGGAGGCAGCAACTCCATGATTTGGATTTGCATAACGTCAACCATCTCCGAAGCCAAACGCTGCTCATGCACGTTGTGTCCACTTGGTATGTTGTCGTTGATAACGCGGTCGAGCAGGGCCATGTCTATATTCCCAAAACCCAAGTCCACCACAAGCATTCCACAGCCGATGTCCACGCCCACGGTGTTGGGCACCACCTTGCCACGGGTCTCAATCACAGTGCCTACGGTGCATCCCTTTCCGGCATGGCAATCGGGCATAATTCGAATCTGACAATCGCGATAAGCCTCGCTCGCTGCCATTCTCTCAATCTGTTCCTTCGCCTCCAGCTCAATGGTCTTTGCAAAAATCTTTACGTTCTTCATACTCTATATTTTCGTTAATAAGCCATTGGATTTTTCGCTTTTCCCTTTTCACTTCGCCTTGCGAATCTTCTCCATTTCCTCGTTCTCTTTGCTCAATCGCTCCAAATGCTCCAATACAAGCGAATACGACTGGTTGTTCACCTGGTCTTCGGTGAGCGAGGCGTATTTCTGCATGGTGGCGATGGTGGCGGTGTATATTTCAAGTGGAGTAGAGGGTCGCTGTGTGCGGTAGAGCTTCTGCACCTTGAACACATGAGGATAACGCCGTGAGAGAGTGTGCATCATGCCGGTCCACCAGAAGAGGATGGGTTGCCATTGGTGGTCGGGGAAATGGCGGAAGAGTGGGGCTTGGGTGTCAAACTGGCGGGTGTCGTAATGGAAATCGTGCACCTTCAGGTTGGTGTTGGTGTCAATGAAGTCGATGCGACGGTTAAAGATGGTGGCGAGGAACATAGAGCGTGCCTGGTCTACGCTGTCGGCTTGCAGTGCTATCTGCTCGGCCGTGAACTTGCCCATCTGCTTCATCTTGACAAGGTTGTTGGCGAGCGAAGTGTATTGTCCCATGAGATCGAAGGAAAAACGATATTGCTGCCATGAGAAGCCGTCCATATCCTGCGCCGGACCTTCATAGTCGGTCTTACGATGTAGCAGACCACGTTTGTTACGAAGGCGAAAGGTGGGGTAGGGAAAGCGAGTGAGGTGAGCGCCACGCTCGTTGTCGAGCCAGTCGAGCAGTCCGGCACCAGAGGCAAGATACTCAGCCGAGTTGCGGTCGTCGGTCTTCGGCTTTGGCGTTAGCCAATAGTTGAGCTGCCATAGGTAGATGGGGTAGGGTTCTTCCTCATGCTGCCTGCGACGGAAGAAACGGTTGCAACGGCTCGGGGTGGAGAGTCGGCAAGTGTAGTGTTGCTCTTCGAGAGGCTTCGACTCGTCTATGCCTTCCACTATCTCTATGCCCGACAGGACAAAGAAGCACGCTATCTTGACCTTGCGCATGTCGAAGGGATGATAACGGTCGGCTCGCAGGATCTGTTCAAGCATGATGCGGGAGATGAGCTCCAACTGCTCGGTGCTACACTCGTTCCATGAGCGAGGCAGCGTCAGGTTGATGTTTCGTTGTGTCATATTTTCGGGTTTCTTTCATGAGCAAAGATAGGAGTTTTTAATTTGGTGGGGCGGACATGGTGGGGGAGCGTATAAAGCGAAGATACAAATGAAGCCACTCTGCGAATTGTGTAATTGGCGCAAAGTGGCTTTGAAGAAAACAAATGTAAAATCCAAAATTTAGAGGGTGGCGTGTAGGGCGTTATAATCCCATACCTTAGTGCAGTCGTCTTCGCATGGCTGCCAGTCGTCATCACAGAAGTAGAAAGCGTAGGCTGCTTTGATTATCTCCTCTTCTTTCATGCAAGCACAAAGGTCGGCATACATAGAGTTAAAGGCGACATATTTGTCCCATGCGTTGACGTTAGCGTGAAACTTCATGCCCTTAGTCAGCTCGTCTACCTTGATACGAGTCCAATGTGCACCTCCGTCGGTTGGCGTACCCTCTTCATCGTACATGCCGCTATAGACAAGAGCGTTCACATCGTGGTTGGCCATCTTCTCAGAGTAGTGCCGTCCGTAGAGAACGGCGTGCTGACGGCGCAGGATGTGCCAGTAGAGCTTAGGGTCGGTCTGTTCAAGCGCAAGTAGGTCGGTAGAAAGTGTTTCTACTGCTGCCCACATCTTCTTCTCGGTGGCCATGCCGTTGGCACGTGCCTGTTCAATCATCTGTTTATAATTCATTTTGTTTGAGTTTTATATGTTTAACATGTGGGGCAAATGCCCCGAAAATGTGGGACAATCAGGCTTTTTTGCACAGAGACATGCAATATAGGAAAGAATGTCTGCGCCTCAGGCTTGCTTTCTGCCTTTGCCTCAGTGTTCGAGGCGATCGGTTGTGTGTCTTTCTTTTTCATATAGCTTTGTGAATTTACGTTGAAGGATAAGCAGCAACAACACAAACCAGTTTGACAGATATGCCACCACAATAGCCGCCAGCGTCGATGTGTAGACATCGTAGCCGAGGTAGAGCAATGCCGACATTGTAACCCAAAAGGTGAAACACTGAGGGCACGATGCCACCTTGTCAACAACACGGGCAATGGCTTCGGCCAGTCCGAGGTGTTGGGCGAGCGTGGCGGCTATCATGGTGGCTATAGCTATCAGAACTATCATGGCTTTATGTAGTTACAAGAGTGAGCGTTACTGGACAGTCGGACACAAAGGTCTTGGAGCAGTTGCAGCACGATATGCGTGCAATGCCGTTCTGTACGGTGCCCACTGCTATTGTTGCCGAATTGATGGCGGTGGCGCTGAACACAGGAATGGTGAAGTCTTGCGACACCACTTGTGAGCGTGTGCAGCACGAGCCGCAGTTGCAAGGGATGTAGTTTATTACGCCCTCAACGTGAATGACGATGATATACTGGGATGTACCTACGTTGGCAATGCTCTTGACCGAGAACTTCGGAGCGAACACGGGAGTCTCGTCTACGCAAGCCGGTGTGCAAAGCTGCTGTGTGATGTTGACATCATAATATGGTGCGGCGGCGGTTGCACCTGCCGCAAGTGTGGCTATGATGATAGCCGGAATAGTACGTTTGTTCATAATCGTTTCTGTTTTATTATAGCGACGATGCTTGCCGCCGCTGGTGTTGTTACTCTGTTTAATGTTTTACCTGATAGCCTTGCGTCTGCTCTACGGGAAGGTTCTTGTCAAGAAGATCGGCAAGTTCGGTGAGGTCTTCCTCCTCAAATGTCACCATGCCTTCGAGCACCGACAGCGGTCCGTTATCGCGCATCTTCTCCACTATGTCGTGTGCCATCTGCGGTATGCTCTCTTCGGGTATCTGACCGAAATATCGGGCAAGCATAGGTGCGACGAGCGAGTTGATGATTGGCTGGATAAGCGGCTCAATGTCCTTCTGTAGGGCATAGTTGCCACTAACAATGCCTAACGAACTGATGGTGGCTTGCAGAGACTGAAGCATGGGTAGGCGCATGAGGTTGCCTGCGGCTATCTGCGAAATGGCGGGTCGTGCCCATTCAGACACGACTGCCGCCAAGATTTGTGAGTTTTTGTATTCCATATATATAACAGGATTACGTCATTCTCCTACTGATTGCATCCGCAACCGCAACCAGTCTGGCATACGTTGGTTGAAGGGATGAACAACTTTGTTACGCTCGACAACGATGCCACCTGCGACTTGAGCACGTCGATGCTGGCGTTAGCTGCCGCATTGTAAGCCATCTGCTGTGCATTGACGGCTTGCTGCGCATCCTTGTTAGCGTCTACCTTGTCTTCTACACGGCGCAACTTCGTGTCAAGATACTGTGTCACTTCCACGAGCTTCTTGTCCGTGTAGTTCTCGCTCTTCTGAATAGCGAGTTCGGTCTTCAGAGTGCTGTTCTCCTGGATAAGGTTAGTCTCACTCTTAGTTACGAAACGCGCGTCAGGGTCGGACGGGTTGGCTGTCATGCCGTTGTTTCTTCCGATGCCCAGAAGCGAGGCGCTGCCTCCCAATAGGCTCGTTGCCAAGCCTGCGATGCCGAGACCCAAGGCTGTGTTGCCAAGTCCCTTGCTGGCAACATCATAGTTGCCGTCATTAGTTTTAATCTGCATAATGTTTTTGTGTTTGGTTGGTTTCGTTCATTATTGAACTTATTGCAAAGGTATGGGAGAAAGTGGTGGGAGCGAAGTGTTTCTTATTAAGTGTTCTTGAGGTGATATAACGTATAAATTCGACTAATACTTAAATAAAAAAGCCTCACGCTGCTAACGTGAGGCACGGTTCGATATAAGAAAATCTAATGACTATCAAGGTGGCAGTGTGAACTTCCCTTGCGACTCTTCGGCTACAGAAATATATGGCACCACTTCGTCGCGGATGATGTCGAGGAAGAGTTGTGCAGCTCGCTTCTTGGGTACGTCCTGCATACAGTGGGCGTTGCTCATCAACTGCTTTTCGAGTCCTACGATTGGACGTGCCACAAGGGTAGGGTGGTTGCGCAGGTAGAGCTTAGGCATAAAGGTGACGTACTTGGTTTCTTCCACCGAAGCAAGAGCTTCGTCAGGGTCGCTGATGATGCACTTGATATTGAGCTTATATAGGTCGCGCTGTATGTATTGCTGAAAAGTCTCAATGGCACGTTCGCCTATGTCGGGCATGATGATTGGATGCTTCAGAATGTCCTCATACGACACCTTTGAGAACGAGGCAAGCGGATGGGTGTCGCGCATGACAGCATACACATTAAAGGGAATGCAGGGTCGCGACTCTATCCCTTCGTGGCGGTATGCCATATTCATGGTGAAAGCAAGGTCTAACATGTGTGCCCTTAGCGATTGATTAAGGATGTAGGCTTTAGTAAAGTCGGCATTGATACGCACGTTAGGGTATCTCTCCATAAAAATCAATGCTGCCATGCGGACGTACGGAGCAATAAACGAACCTACGCCTATACGCAGTTCGCCCGTCATGCAGTTGTTGAGGGCGTTGATTTGCTCTTTGCAGTCCTCGGTCTGTTTCAGTATTTCTTTGGCACGAGGCAACAGGGCTTCGCCGCTTTCGGTGAGAGTAATGCCGTGTGATGTGCGGATAAGCAGTTTGCAGCCCAACTCGTCCTCCAGGGCACGAATGTGCTGGCTTACCGCCGACTGGGTGACGCAACAACGTGTAGCAGCCGTACTAAACGACTTTGTTTCGGCGACGTAAACAAAGGAGCGTAAATGTCTTAGTTCCATAAACTCTATATTTTTAGTTATTCTACGTTTACAATAATGTAATCAAAAAAGCTTTTCTAATTACAAAATTACATAATATTATCGTATTTGGTTTCGCTTTGGTATTAGAAATGCTAATTTTTGTATTATTTTGTCAAAATACTAATATGTGTATAATAAAAAATCCCTGCATCAATACCTTTTATATAAAGGATTGATGCAGGGAATTTGTCGTATGATGAAAAACCTTCCTCGTATGAGCGATTATTTCTTGCTCTTCTTTGCCGTTGCGCCTTCCTCTTCGTCACTTGTGCTGAAAAAAGAAGAATCGGCATCGTCGAGCACTTCTTTTGCGATATTGTCCTCGCTCTGTGCGTCAATATCGCTTACTCTTTTTTTGTCGCAAGAAGCGAGTCCCAACCGCCGGTCTCAGGCTCGGTAATCTCGTAGCGGCCGTATGCTGTAGGCTGGAGAGTTCCGCTACAAACGACGCTACGTTCATCGTCAGGTTTCTTGCCAGTGTCGCCCTTAATGCCACCGGAAGCGTACTCTACCTTATGCTGAGAATCGTACACGATGATGCTCTTCTCACCATCCTGGAAGATGTAGCCAAGGTCGAGGTTGTTCAGAGCACGTGCCACTTCTGCCGACTCTGCGTTTACGCTTTCGAGTACATAGTCAATCGTCTGTTTATAACCGCCTCTTCGGCCAAGTGACTCAAAAGAGTGTCCCTGGCTACTCTCCTTACACTCGAATTTGTAAAGACCCTTACCTGTGTTGAACGACTCGGAGGTCAGAGCAGGGTAGATGTTCTTTTCGGGCTTCAAGGGAGCTTTAAGGTCTGCCTTATTGAAGACGTATACATTGACACCAAGACCACCAAAGTTCTCCAGGCATTCATTAGCTGCGAGGACGTCCTTAATCTCAGGACATGTTGCTGTTACTGCCATATTCTTATTAGTTTTTGTGTTGTTATTTGAAAAAGAAGGGCGACGGGTTAGCATGTTCCGTCAGGTCAGCCACGACCGTCGCCCTAAAAATATAGAGTGAAAGAAACTCCGTTGAAAGATTAGCCGTTCTTCTTGAAGAAGGCTGTCAGACCCATATTCATGCCGGAAGCTGTAAGCTGAATCTTCTTCTCGGTCTTGCCGTTGCTCCAACCAGTAAACTTATAGGTAGTGCCATCGGCTGCCTCAAGAGAGAGAATCTGATTAGGTGCAGTTTCAAGCGGTTTGGTGTAAGGAGTGCCGTTCACCTTCACTGTACCGTCCGGCTTCTGACCATCAGAACCAGCAAGAGTAATCACGAGCATAGTATTGTCGTAGTCGCCGGCTACATACTCAGGAGCAACGAGATTACCGTCGCTGATGCAAAGAGCGCTACGCAAATAGCTGCGTAGTCCTGCTCCCTGTATTGATTGAATTTGAAAAGACAGGTCTCTGTGATCTCGGTCGGAGCCGAGGCGAACACTTACATACTGCTGGTTGCTCCGGGTGTCAACACCGTAGACAAAGTTCTTGTCGATGGTAGCATACATACGGTCGCCTTCGCCGAAGTTGGCAATAGGACAGATAGTAACCTTAGAGAGACCCGGCAGCTTGAAGTTGTCGCCCTGGTTGTACTCTACACGGAAGTTACCGTGGAATTTATTAGCATAACCTGCTGCAATGTTCATGGCAGTTGCCTCGTTCATGTAAACACGTGTTGGAACCTTGCGAAGACGCTCATCCCATTTTGCGTGCCACTTGATGAAGTTGTCATAAGGAGTAGAGTCGTTGTTATCAGCAGGAGCAGAGATAGCCTCGCAAGGAACGAGGTTGCCATTAGCCTCTGAGATAAGACCGTCCTCGATGTCGTGCTTGATGCAAGTGTGGAAACCGTCGTAGAGAGCCATTGCCTGGTCGCGAGCAGGAACGGAGTCGTCGCCATTATCAAGAGAGATGTCACCGAACCACAAGTTAGCTGCAAGGTTGTCGGCATAGTCCTTGAGGATTGCCTCTACAGCCTGTGAAGAGAGAGGGAACTGACCCTGAGCATCTGTACCGAATACTGTCTCACAGAAGTCGTCTATATTGCCAGGAAACTTATCCCAGGAGAGCTTAGAGACAAGCGTACGCTCTTTCAAGAAGCCAGCTTCGCTGTTGATTTCGCGATGAACGTCCTTACGACGTGTGGTGCCACCCTTACGGATGAACAAGTGGAAAGTGCGCTTGAACTGAACACCAGTGATGATGTCGATGCCAAGGCGGTCCATCTCTTCGGCATCTGAATAGCCAGGACCCATCACGATCTCCTTTGACACCTCCTCGGCTACATGCTGAAGAGCGTCAAGGCCGATAAAATCTTTAGGTAAATTTGCCATAATCGTTTGTGTTTTGTGTTGTTAAATCTTTGTGTTGTTTGTGTTGGTTGAGGGCAGCGAGGCTTTTATTCCTCACCTTGCAAGAAACGCTTGAAAGCAGCCTTTCGCTCAACATTGGTCTTGTACTTGCTACCATCGAACGAGCGCAACTGCGGTGTCTTTACACCCTCGCCATTGTTCTCAGGAGCCTCGCCGCTGTTCAGCTCTTCGCCTGCCTCATTGGTGAGGGCGGCAATCTGAGCCTGCTTGTCGGCAATGGTCTGTTCGGCTGTAGCAAGCGCGTCCTTAGCACCCTGCAAGTTTGCCTCGGCATCAGTCTTCTCGGCTGTGAGCTGGGCAATCTCCTTGTTCTTTGCCTCGGCAAGAGCTTTCAGCTCGTCGTCCTTCTTGGCAAGAGCCTCGATGTGCTGTGCGTTAAGGTCGCTTAGTTCTGTACTATGAGCCTCGTTAGCCTGGGCGAGTGCGGTCTCCGCGACTTCCTTAGCTTCATTGGCTGCGTTTACATTGGCGGAGAGTTCATCAAACTTGCCCTGCAATTCTGCGAGAGCTTTCTCCGCTGTGGTGACTTTCTGCTCGGCATCAGTCACCTTCTGCTCAGCTTCCTTCATGTGGGCTTCGAGAGAGTCAAGAAGCGAGGCGTTCATATACGCGCCCTCCTCAGTAACGGCAATCTCGCCAGCCTGCAATCCACAAGCTTTGCAAATAAGAGGATATTTCTCCATATTGATATTAGTGTTTGTGTTGGTTGCTGTCTGTTTCGGCTCGACTGTAGGCTCGGCTTCGGGGGTCTGCTCTGGGTCACCATTAGGCTCGGCTGTCTGCTCACGGTTGATAAGCTCGGCTCTACCATCATAAAGCTCAAAGGCGTGTTGCACCACTCCGATAAATGATGACTGACCGTCCATCAAAATGTCCTTCACGTCTTCGGCATTGAACACCTTGCCATGCAGGTGCTCGTCGGTAACATTAGGGCAAGCCTTCTTTACGTCGGCACGGAACTCAACGCCAAGATCGGCAAGTTCCTTGATAAGTTCCTTGTCATCATCCTTATTAGCGAGGTCGCGATAAGCCTTGTTCTTGTCAAACGACTTCGGATCATAAAGCTCGTGATAAGTTTCATCGGTAAACTGATTTACCGTGCCATCGGCAAGAGTATAGAACGCTGCCATTACACCGATGCAACCAACCTGGTCTTTCGTATTCATGTAATAGCGTTCGTCACAAAGCGAAGCGAGATACATACCAGCCGAAGCGCAAAGACCATCAACCAAGGCTATAACCTTCTGCCCCTTTGAGTGGGCATAGTCGATAGCAAGAGCATAATCGTTCTTTGCCCAAGCAGAACCGCCAGGAGTGTTGATGATGAAAACATGACCGCGACAAAGAGGATGATCGGCTGCTCGCATCATCATGTCACGATGGTCGATAGAGCCATAAGAGCAATAGCCGCCGTTGCGAGTGATAGGGCCGTCAACAGTAAGAACAGAAACGAAATGGAACGTCTGCGCATACTCGTCATCAGCAGGGAGATCCAAGCACCAGTTGCCTCTCACCTGTGTGCCATCTTCTGAAACCTGATACTCCTCTGGATAATAGGTGTTGCCATCCTTATCCTTGGCTGTGACATAGCCACAAGTCTTCTCCGGCTTGCTGAAAGTCGCATGAGTATTCAGATTAAGCTCAAGCGACTTGCGAATACCATGCACGAAGTCGGGACTGACCATCCACTTCTTCTCGGTTAGTATTTCAAATAAGCCTTTCATTTGAAAAAAGTTTTTGTGTTTTGTTATCCTGAAAAATCAATCTTTTTACCGACTGACTATGTTGCGGAGAAGGGACTCGAACCCTCGACCTCTTGGTTATGAGCCAAGTGAGCTACCATCTGCTACCACTCCGCTGTGTTATCCATGTGCAAAATTAAAGACCGTGGTTTTTAACATTAGGACAAAAAAAGCCGCCATTCTCACGAATAGCGGCTCTAAACATTATAATATAATGTATCAGAAAAATGGTTGCATAGCTTTACTCTCGAAGCGTGATGGGTATAGGCTCCGACAGGGCTTGAGTGGTGGCTGTGACGGTTCGTGCCAACTCAGTCTGACTGTGGTCCGTGGTGCCACCAATACCGAATGTGTGGGGCAAGGTATGGCACAACTGCAACGAGCCGTCCATCTTGCGCAATACCACAAGATACTCCTTATCACGCATATTTCGGTACGCTTCAGCCACATTTTCGCCTCCATTTGCCACATTAGCACTAATATTATATGTATATATAGTGCCATTGCCCTGTTTGACGAACGTCATCTTCACTTTAAGATTCTCTACAATAACGTAGTTTTCACCACTCGTAGCCAAGCGCAAAGTTGGCTCAGCAGGCAGACTACAATTATTAATATATAACACTCGTGCCATACTGAACGGCACAGGGATAACACACTCTTCCCTTGGATAAAACATCACATCGGTAATGCCTTCGAGGAACAATTCTTTGCATTTATCGGGTAGTTGCATTTTTGTACACCTAAAACGGTTGTTTTTTAACTTGTTTTAAACTTTGATTTAACTCTTGTTTACGTTATTCTAATCGTCAAACAATATATCGTCTACGCAATAACGTTTTTCACTATCATCTATATACTGCATATCCGCACATGAATAAGCTTTGAAATTGCTATGATTCGAAGTTAGCCATCGGCTGATGATGCGACGCAGGGCGTCTTTTTCGCTCTCGTTCTGGTCTATGCCATAACGCATCAAAAAACGCTCAAGCATAGCTGTTTGACGACGAAAAATGATACGCTTATCGGATGTGCAATAGTCAAATGTAGCTAAAGCCCATTCTACAACACTGCGCTTAAAATCATCGTTCAGCATGATAAGCAGCTGACGGATGCCGCGCGTACTAAGATTCCATACCGGCGTAACCTGACGAACTACGTCAATCACCTCTACCTCCGAAGGCAACTTTATGCACAAATAGTCTTCATTGTCACTCTTAGCGTCATCTTGTCTTCCACTAAAACGCTGAACCTCGCCAAAAGACAAGTATTCATGCGGATCGCGCTTTGTAACAACTTCACCACCATTTGGATGTTTGCCCTGCATCATGTTGCGCCACTGCTGGTGTGAAAAACATTGCGAATTAACTTTTTGCGTAACGGCAGTGATATTGGTTATATGCTTGCGCAAGACAAAGTGGTGAGGCATGTAGGGGCTAAACACCAACGGCTCGTCCTTGGCAAGCGTGTGCTTCGGGTCGCGATTGCGGAAGAATTGGCAACGACTCGTAGGTAGGCGAAGGTAAATGTTAGGCATAACGGTTATCGTTTTGGTTTGGGCCGTTTATATTGGCTCATAATAAAATCGGTAGCATTGAAACTGTAGCGCAACTGCAAATCATCAAACTTTACAGAGTCGATTTTAGGAGTGATATGACCAATTTTCTTTTGCTCGTCCTCACTTAAAATCTTCCATAAGTCTCCAACACTGATATAACAACCTCCTGACTCGGTATGTCCGATAAGACTCAAATCGAACTTATCGTTACGGCCAAAGAACTGATTAAGACCTTCCACAAGGTCGGCTTCAATGTAAGTAGGCGAGGCTGGGTGCATCTTGCGATACTTGGCAGTGAATGTGTGCAGACGTTTATCAACATAGTTGTAGATTGAGTCGGCGTATTCGTAGAACAAATCTCCCTCACGAGAATCTGCATCATTAGGTCCTGCCGACCGGAAATAGCCACGTAGTTGATGAAGCACCTGCGAGACAGTATCAAACTGATTGAACTCTATATTACCCTTGAAGATGTCAAGCATATTGCCACGAATGTCAGTGGCTATACGGTCAAGACACTCAGCAAGAAATGTCAGTCGGTCGAGTTGGGAAGCAAGCAAGTCAACCTTCTCCTTCATACCTGGCTGTGAATAGTCAACATAATACTTTAGCAAGGTAGAGAAATTCATAAAGTCGTAACTGACATCAGAGCGCAAATTAGTTTGCACCATCGTAGCATACATTATGTCTGCCAAACGACGGTCGTGCTGTTGGATAGTGCGCAACAGATTACTCATTTCGCTTGTGCCAACACGCATACGTTTGCTTGTTTCAACAAGACGGTTGCGTTTTCCCACAGCGTCCAGATAATCGGGGTTATGGAAAAGAGCATCAAGTGACTTGGCATATTGAGTTGAAGGAACATCATTGAAATGGAATTGATAGACCGTAGGTTGCAAACGCACAAATTCCTCTCGGTCGGGAAGCGGTTTTCTACTCATAATTTCTTCTATTTATCATAAGGTGCATTATCAATTACTTACCAGTAGAGCCGTAGCCGTGTTCACCACGTGAAGTTTTGCGAAGTTCAGTTACTTCCACAAACTCCAACGACTCGGTGCGCTCCAGGCAGAGCTGGCATACTTTGTCGCCAACTTTATAGCGTGGCATGTTAGGCATTACGTGATAGAATACAGCCGAAATTTCTCCGGTGTAAATTTCGTCAATCGTACCCTGAGAATTAGAAAGCACCATACCCGTCTTCCATACCGAAGAACGTGAGCGGAAGTTAAATCCGCGGATGTTATACCCATCAAATTCATTCACTGGCTGCAAAGCAAAGCCCAGACCGTATTTCCATACGTTAGGAGCAACCTCTTCTTCGCTTACAGCAACACAGTCATAACAAAAATCCTCTTCATGCCCATCTGCCTTAACTGGCACCTGAGCCTTTTCGTCAAGTTTCTTAAATAATATTTTCATTGCTAATCAAATTAATTAAATACTAAAATCTTTGCAATACTGGCGCATCCTATCATTTATGATTTTGCTGATTTTTTTCGCAATAATATGGGCATCAGGATGCGCACGTCCCGTTTTATCGCGTAAACGCATGTCTAATATATGCTGCCACTCACTCAAAGTATAGGTATAACCACAAACGGTATAAGTATTAAAAGTGAGATTACCTCTTGCATCTTCGGGGTTCAAACCTGTAAATAACAAGAACTTGTAAACATTCTCTGCCACCCAATAGCCAAAATGAGAAGCCCAAATCTGATACCACTTACCTTTTGCTTCCCAGTGCGGACGACAAATTTGTACACCTCCTCGCTTCGCAAGGTTTACATAACGCGTGCTTTGCTCTGAAATGCAATTGGGTGATTTTCGATTATACGACTCTCCTTGTATGCGTTGTGTAATCACTACCAGCGTCATGCGGATAATGAAGAATGCCTCCTCACACTTATACTTCTGAGCCTTCTCGATAAACTCGTCTTCGCTAACACCATATTGACTAAGCGCGTCCATCAGTTTCTTGTTCTCAAGCAAGAACTGCATATTTGTACTAATCCATACCTTGTGGTCTTTAGTTGCATAGTCAATGTAGGGCGAAGCGTTCAGATAAGCCCAGATATAGTTAGGAAAGCCCTTTTCGTTGGGCATAAAAAAGTAGCGTGTGCCATGTCGGTACATCGAACGATGTCCGCTTTCCCAGAATCCCTTGCATCGCTCTTCGTCGCGCTTCTGGATAAAGGCTTCCACTTCCTCAGCCGACATACTTTCATCCGGTTGCTTACCTTTTGCCTTGTAGCATATTCTGCCTACTCGTGCAATGTGCTGTGCCAGGTTGTCCTGCTGCCACCACTCCACTGAACTGCTTATTAATTTCATTGCTTACGAATCTAAGTTTATTATTTAACAGATAGTGCATTTTCATTGCCGCAATCTTTATTCAATCATATACCTCACACGCAGCACTTCGTCGAGTAGGTCGTTGAACGAGTCATTGTTGAAGATTACAGCATCGAAGAACGACAATGGCAGACGCTTACGTTGATTGTCGCGTGCCATACGTTCAGACGTAACGCCTCTACGAAGTCGGGTGCCTACCTTGGCCGACACGCAAATTTTGAACAGCTCTATATCGGGGAACTTCTCGCAGAGTGACTTCAGCCCATCTTCGTCGATAACGTAAATAGCCTTGTCGCCCACCTGCTCGATGGTGGCCCAATATTCATAGCCGCCATATTGCGTATAAGCCAGCATATTGTCATGCGGCACGTCACACTTCTCCACAAAGTGATGCTCCACTCCATCAATCTCGCCTTCACGCTTCGGGCGTGTGGTGTAGGAGCATATAACTTTATAGCCGACAAAATCTGACAGCATTCTTGCTACAGTGTCTTTCCCCGCACCACTGGGACCAGTAATTGTTATTAGTTTCATATAGGATCTTTTTTATTGAATTTTTGACATAAAAAATCAGTGAATAACAAGTGAATATGAAGTGAATACGCAGTGAAGGTGTTTTAGCCTTTCAACTCACGCCAAACTCGCCTACATATCTGACGATAGGTTTCCTCTCCTAACTCCACCTTACAGGCATGAATGAGATAGTTGTACGTCACTGTCTGACTGCTTCCCAACTGCTGCCATTTCAGGTTTGACTGTGCTTCATTATATTTGGAGCTGCATCTTGATAGTTGGTGGAAGAGGTCAAGACCATACGGATGTGAGCGCAATGCCCATCCTGCTTTCACCCAGTCGTCATAACTCTCGGTAATGTTCCGATGGTTGCCCACAAGTTCCTGCACGATAATCTCAATCAATCTGTCTTGCACACGCTTCTGTTCCCAGAAGTTAGAATTGCCTTCTACTTTATACCCTACATTCGCATTGTACGAGCGATACGCTTGACGTGAAGCCAAGGAAACGAGCTGAACTTGCTCACCTTCCAATCCCTTATAGGGTACCACATTTTCATTGATATATATATGCTCGGGATCATCCCATGAGGCGAAGCGCACACGTCCGATGTTGCTACAAGCCTTGTCAAGCGTGATGCCGATAGCGGCATAATCTTTGAGTAGAGCTTTGAACTGGTCCTTGTGCCGTTCAGGGTACGCCAACTTAACCAAACCAAAATATCCGCTGCCGGAGCACGACCGCATCAGCAAGGCTATCTCCGGACGAAAACGGCAAATCATGCGCACATTCTCAAAATTGCTCATTTGCATATTGTCCGCAAGGTCTATGTCGATGGCGAGCCAGCCGGTATGCTGCTTCAGATGGGTTTCTCGTCGGCTAACCATTACCCGCTGTCCTGGATGTGTACGGCTGTCATCTTCATATAGAGCGAACAAGCCGCTAAGAGTGGCACCAGGTAACTTTTTCTTTGTTTCGATATACTCCGGCATCTGCTTCGCCTTACTGCCGTACTCCTTGCGCATAGCGCGAAGATGCTGCACATAGGGCTTCCATCTATCCGTCAAGCAGAACTCACGGATAGACATCTGCGTGATGCACTCGCCAGTTTCTTGGTCAACGAACTTTCCCTTGGCATCATGCGCATCTTGATATATGGAGCATATCTCGTCGAACATATTTTATATGATTAGTAACCATTGTATTTTACCGTTGCAAATTTAATAATTATAATTGATAAAATCAACTCTTACTATTGTTATTAACTTTTGTTTATTCTATAGCAATTCCTACCATTGTTTGACTGTACAAAGCCTGAAGTTTAGTTTTGAACTTTAAAGCCTTCAAAAGTCCAAATTTTTGACTTTAAGTCCATTTTCCCAAAAAACACCGAAAAATGAAAAGTTCGTAATTTTGAAAAATACTTCAGCTGTCCACCCGGAATCCACCTCGTGACCCCCGAATGAATTTTTCAAAAAGCGATTTAACTTTCTGATTTTCCGCTACTTATCTATTAAAAGTTTAGAAATGGGGTAATTTTTTATATACTTATACGAGCGTAAAGAACAAAAAATATATAAAGAATAGTAGAATTAGGGCATTATATAGCGTTTTCTCGTTCTTTAGTTGCCTTTCCTCATATCCTATAACTTATTAGATGTCAAATATTTACGCCATAGGCGTTAATGCTACTAACTATACTATTAGGGTTCGGGAGTTTTGAAAATAGGGAAGAAAGAAAATTGGCGAAATTTATATAAGGTAGTAGCCTTAATTAGTAGAATTTTGGACTTTCGGGGAGTAGACTTCAGATAAAGTTCATGATTATTAGGTAGTTACGAAAATTCGAGATTTTGGACTTTTGGGGACTGAAGTTTATTCTTTATATGATAGAAAACAATAAAAGAATGATAGAAAAAGGTCGCCACGCCTAACGGCGCGACGACCTAATAAATGATTTGTTGCTTGAGAATATATGCTTTGTCACTTGAAAAGATTGCTTGCGGAAGATATGTATCGCAGTCCGCTTGACGCGGACTGCTTGTTGCGCAAGGTCACTTGTTCTTCATAAACTGATTAGCCTTTGTCATGCTGTCGTAGAGTTTGCCACGGCCATACATATCAATCTTGGCTTCGATAGGCTGCTCCAGACGTTGCAGGAGCGTGTTTACGGCTTGCAGGAGCGCAATATTAGTATTGGCTTGTGCAGATACCATTTCCTCGGTTGCAGACGATTGTGGGGCGATTGTTGCGGACGTTTCCTCAATATTGCCGTTGTCATAAGCTCGGCGACCGGAATAGTTGCGGTCGTAATTTACGAGAGCCTTGAGCAACTGAGGATTGTTCATCATCATTGCTTGTGTGGTCTCGCGACCGATTACCAACTCGGGACCATTCTCGGCTACCAGGGACGGATGCCCGTTAATGGTAGTGGCCGTAGGATGTGTGAGGAGCGACACACCGATGTGTGGCTTGTTGTCCTCGGTTGCCCAATAGAGACTGCCATCGTTGCCTACGAACGGACGGAGGTCTTGCACGTTGCCGGAATCGTAGGTGAGCATACCGGAAACAACCTTTGTATTTGGACCTTTGGCAGCCTCGTTTTTAGACTTGCCGCTGCCACCAATCTTACTGATAGCAAAGTTGAGTAATCCCATGAGAGTTGCCATTATTGCGGCGTAAGCGATTGGACCGGCAATAGGGCCGAAAGTACTAACACACCAACCGAATATACCTGCTGAGCGAAGAGTTGCCATTGCCTCTTGGTGTTGCATCTCAAGCTGTTCTTCTGTCTGGTCATTTACCGTCTTTGTCGTAAGCAAAGCCGTTCCAGTGGCAGCCTCTCCTACTACCTTTGCTGTGCCAAACGACTGCTGCATGAGAAGTAACTGCGTATAGTGTGCGGAGGTTTGCGCACGGTCTATCTGCTGCTGACTAATCATCTGAAGTGAGTTGGTGGCAAACGATTTTATCATCTGCTTCAAGGCAGTCTTCAACGCCTTGCGTCCTTCGGCTGCGTTCTCGGTCATAGTGGCAAAAGCATCGCCTACCGACTCGCCGAAGGTTTGCAACGGTCCCATGAAGGTAAGCAGTGAATTGTACTGCTCAAACATATCTCCCGTAAGCTTCTTAGCGTAGTTAGCCTGTTCCGCCATTATTGACTTTCGGGCATCGGCAAGTTGCTGCTCGGTGGCGTTGTGCTCTTCGAGGAACGTGTAATACTGCCGAGCAAACTCCATGCGAGCCTTCATAAGTTCAAGTTCAGGATCAGAAGCCGATACAGACTCCATACCCATACGCTGACCGGCATTACGATAACTGCCCTTGATAGCCACCTCCTGCTCAGCACCAGGCAAAGCCTTCTGGTATTCCTTATAATAATCAGTGTTAGACCAAGCGTAATCATTCAACTTCTTGCGCTCGTCATCTCTCTTCTTGCTTGCCGACTCGTATTCGTCGTTGTACTTTATCAGTTCGAGATAAAGAGCCTTGAGATCTTGCACCGTGAGTTTTGAAAAATCGAAGCCCTCATTTGCTACAGACAGGAACTGAAGGAACTGATTCTGAAATTCCTCGCTTTCCGGATTGAGACTATATAATACAGTAATAGACTCGCGTGCCTTAGTAGTCAGTTTGTCAAAAGCAGTATTCATCTTTTCAAGACCTTCGGGAGAGTCTGCACGAATATCCTCGGCTGGCTGTAGGAAACCTAAGCGGTCGAAATTGCTACGGGTGTTGCGGTCAACAGCACCTGTATAGTCGTGCTCGTTCAAAATCTTCTGTATCTCGCGCTGACGGGCAAGCAACTTCTCTGCTGCCTCGCGCAATTCCTTAGAGCCATTGGCAAATATCTGGTCGAGCAATGCGCCGAGGTTTTCTGCGAGAGTCTTATTGTTTTCGCGAGAGAGGTCGCCAGACAGTTTGGTGAACAATTTATGAAGTTCGCCAATATCTGCCTTGCCAATCGAATCAAGCAGTTGCTTAGAAGTCTCATCGTCGAAAACCATTACGTCCTCGTCCATGTGGGAATAGAACTCTTTCCATCCATCGCCAAGATTAGCGATAGACTGGCGAGCCGTGCCAAGAGCACGATCCATCTGCGATTGCAGATAATCTAACTGTTCCTTCTGCTGTCCTTCACTAATCTTCTCCCCATCGGCGTTCATCTGAGCCACCCATTCCAGGTATTTGCGCATTTGCTCCTCATAGAAAGCCTTGATGTTGGCAATAAGCGCATTGGCACGGTCTTTTGCGATATTCTTTTCGTCATGGTTAGGATTACCGCCAGAACCTGTATTGCCTCCACCACCGCCACCAACCTTTTTGCCTTTTCCGCCAACTTTCTTACCTTTAACAACAAGTTGTGCTCCAAATTTTTTATACAAAGCATCCTCTTGTGCAACAATATCGTCATATTCACGTTGAGCTTTATTACGCGCAATTTCTGCTGCATCCTTTTGCATTTTTTGTCCGGCAGCACCTGATGCCTGACCAGCCACCATTGCGCCGCTGGAAGTGACTGGTGTTGCCCCAAAATATTTTTTGGAAGACTTCGCAAGTTTTTTCGAGTCAAGAGAATATGTAGAGTTAGGCGTACCGGAAAAGGTATTTACATTGGTATTGGCATACGCGTCTTCTTTCTGCTGAAGTTTAAGAATAGCATCCACTTTTTTGCGTCCAAGTTCAGCAAGTTTAGCACGCGCACCCTCCAGTTCATAGTAACTCTGCAAACGCTTAAAATTTTCCTCCCAAGCCTTAGTATTCTCTTGAACAGCGCCAGTTTCTGAGTTGATTTTCGCGTTAAGATTAGGTATAGCACCATTCAACTTGTTCATGGCTTCACGACGAAGATCCATCGATGCGGAAGTGTCATTCATTACACGATGTAAACGCTTCAAAGACTCCTGCTCTTCCATAGCTCTACGCTGGCCTTCCTCTTGTACCTCATTGAGCACTCGCTGTCCTGCTGACACTTGTTTTAGTGAAGCCGTCCACTGGGCAAGTTTCACAACAAGAACACCAGCAAGACCAATAAGACCGCCCATCACGCTCATTTGCCCTACGAAAGACAGTTTCTTGAAGGACGAATACATAACATTCCAGGCGTTTGCAAGAGACATCGTTTTGCCAGTCAATCCAGTTGTAAGTTCGGCCAACTTAGCAAAGGCTCCTGCCACTCCTGCCGTGCTCAACATCGTGATAAGCGTTGGCAACATACCGAGGAACATCTTCATGGCAGCCATAAGCAACGTGATAAGTATACGCACTTCGGTCATAAACGTAATGTTATGCACGAGTGCATCCACCATCTCATACCATGCCTTAGCCAAATCGCGCACCGGACCGCTTGCAGCATCTGCCGACACGAACTGCTTCTCAAAAAGGTTAGCGGCTCGTTCCATATAAGCCGCAGCGGTCTCCTGCTGCATTTCATACTCCACGGTTACAGCCGAACCTTCGCGAAAAGCCTTGTTTGACTCAGCAACAGCCTTGTCGAGCATACCCACTTTCTCTGCCATCGTCACCATAACCTTAGTAAGACGAGCACCATCCTCAGAACCAAGATCCTTGAAGAGAGAGTTTAATGCAAATACGTTGTCACTTTCGTGCATCTTATGGAATATGGTTTGAATGGCTTCCATACCCTTGCCTTCTTCAATCATCTTCTTCAACGAACCCTGCGCAATGCCGAGGTCTTTTTCTATTGAAGATGTTCCTTTACGCAGCTCTACCACAAGTTTACCAAACGCAGTAGCTGCCACTTCGGGTTCAAGGGCCATTGAGTCAACAGCAGAACCAATAGCAAGAATGTCAGGCGTCGTAAGAGTAGCTGCATCACCAAGCGCAAGCAAACGGTTGGAAAAGTCAACGATTTTGCCCGAAGAAGCTGTAGATGTAGATGCCAGTCGGAAGATAGCAGAGCCTGTCTTTAGCATAGCGTCTTCCACGCCATACTTATCAATAAGGCCCATCACCTCCGTAATCTTAGCAAGAGAAGTCAACGCTTCATCGCCCAAGTCCTCTTTCAATGCGACGTTTACCTGGTCGGCGGCACGGACGAAGCCTGCTAAATTTTGAGTTGTAATTCCAAGCTTAGCACCCGCATAGGCTAAGTTGTTTAGCTCTTCTATGCTTGTACGGGTCTCAATTTTAGAGAGATCCTTAGACAACTGAGCCACATCCTCCTGTGTACTGAGCGCAACCTTACGGATATTAGTAAGCTGTTCGAAAAACTTCGCGTTCAGACGAAATATATCAAAGAGATATGTCTTGAGCATATTGAATACAGAAAACAATCCGACGTATGCCGTGAGGTTTTTCAACGCTGTCTGCCATGCCCCACCCTGCTTATGTGCCGCACCAGTCGCATCGTCGATATACTTTTTCAGTTGTTTCATCGACTTCTGCTTGTCGGCAAACTCTTTACTCTTGGTGTTGATTTGGTTCAGTTCCTCTTCGAGTTGCTTGTAGGCACGGCGCAGTTCGTCGAGGGAAGCCTTGCCCTGCTTGCTACGAGTGAGAATATCGTTAAGAGCCGACTGCGACATACGTGTGCCTTTGAGAGTCTGTTCAAGCATGGAGTATTGGCGACGAAGGTCGGCCACATACTTGCTGCCAGCAGGGAGTTGCTGTATCTTCTGCTGTATCACTTCCATCGTGCGCTTGATGTCTTCGCCCGAAGCCTTGTTAGGTTCAGCCAACACCTGCTTCATCTGCTTCCAGCTCATTGATGCTTTCTGAGTCTTACCCGACACAGCCTCCAGCCGCTTCTCTATCTCCTGAAGCTCACGGTTATAATCGCCAATACTATCAGAAAATTTTGTAGGTGTATTGTCGCGAGCTTCAGTAAGCGTGGCCTTAGCCCGACGCAAATCAGAGGCCGAAGCATTACCATTGTTCACAGTCTGAAGTGCCTCCAACTTGCTCATTTTTCCCTTGCGCCTGTCCTCCTCGGCTTCCAACTGCTTCAATGTAGCGAGGTTCTGCTGATAGCCTGCATCCGATTTTTCCAATGAGCCAACGAGGTCGCGCTGTTGCTTAATGGCCTTGTCGAGCCATTGATCCGATTGGTTCTTTACATTCTTCAGTCCGTCGGCAATATTGACGTACTGACCTTCGATAAGACGCATTTGATCGCCCACCTGCTTCATCTCGCTTCGTATCTGCTCTGCCCTCTTTAAGTCGGCATCCGAGCCGGTAAGTTTAGCGAGAGCCGCCTTGCCCGAACCCATAGCACGGCGAAGGTCGCGGAGCTTAGTGTTGGTGAGGTCTTGCACTACCTCGCTCAATCGCTTCGTGTCCTCGATATTGTCACGCTGCACTTGCGACAGGGCCTTTAGTACACTTTCCGATTGCTTACATTCGGCTGTGTTCGCTTTTCCTGCCGCCGTTAGCTCCTGCACGTGATTGGTATATTTTACGATAAGCTGATCAAGCTCCTCCATTACCTTTTTAGCGGTAGTGGTGTTAGCAGTGACGATTACTTTAGCTATTCTTTGGTTTGCCATTGTTTTGTTATTTTGTGTTGTTAAATTGAGAAGTGGATTTCGTTATCCTCAAAAGCCTTGATAAGCATCATCTCGCCCTGGTAACCGTAGAAGTCAACGAGATAGTTTTGCATACGCGATTTCAGGTGTCGAAGCTCCATCATAATGGCAGGACGCTGTGACCGACCCGCTCCATAGCGTTTCCAGGAACGGACGTAGCGGCGAGAGTAGTTGGCCTTTCGTGCGCTATCCACATCGTTGTACTTAGTACCGAGACCAACACCCATATCCACGAAGCGCATATAGTCGTTGTAGGCAAACTCGTAAGTCCAGCCTTCGGGAGTGTCGTTTACTATCCTGCCTTGGAACGAGTTCACGCCCTCACCATTCGCGTGCCATTGTCCGCGTGCTCCACGGGCATCGTTGATAGCCCGAAAGCCGCTGTAAATCTCCTTCGGGAAGATGCACTGCGTCTCGGTGTTTATCTTGAGCTGACGCAACACGTCGCCAAGATACCATCGTGCGGTATCCTTAAAGTCGAAGGCGGGGGCTTGAATTGGTTTTGGCATAATGATCTGCTTTTAATGTTATCCTTTTACGTACTCTTTCGGCACGATATACTTGCCGTTGCTGCCACACGCGAAGTTGTAGAGCGGTTGCAGGCTCTTCCAGTCCATACCCACGACGAGCCATTGTCCGGCGTAGATGTCGCCCACCATGCCGAAGGAGATGCTGCTGGTGTCGATGCTTTGCAGCTCTGCCATCACTACGGCATCATCGGCAAACGACCGCTTTGTGACGGGGCAGCGGCCTGTGCGCTTTATCTCGATAAGCCAAGCAATAAGGTCTTTGCAGTAGTCGGTAAGTTCGTTGGCCGTGCGCTCTATCTTGTTGCCGTCGTAACGGCCAAGGGTCTGCGGCGTGTCCTTCACTTTGGCGAGAAACCACACCTGATGAGAGACAGATGCCTTCTTTGCGTCAACGAGTTCGCCGGTGGTCAGTACGCTGTATAGCATACACGGTGAGTGAACGATGTTGGCGTTACGGGAAAAGATGTTCTCAAGGTCAATGTAGCGGATACGGAAGAAGCTCTGGTCTTCGAGGCGTTCGCTTTCGGGTTTGTGAGATAGTGGCTTGTAAATGGAAGCCCAATGCTCAAGGATATTGCTTATTGTCATAGTACTGTTTTTGAATGGTAAGCCTTACTGGACCTTTATTGGCCTTTCTAAGCCTTTATGGGCCTCTTTAGGCCTTTGGGAGAACCTTACTGCTCTTTCTTTGTTTCAACTGCTTCGTCTGCTTCCTCCTTATCCTTCATAAGCTCCTTCAGCTTCACATTGAAGTGTCGCTCGGTCTTGTCTGCCACAATCTTTTGCAGCACTCTTGCCCAAGCCGCACCGTTGCAAGTGCTCTCGTTTTCGAGTATGCTGACGAACTGAACGAGACAGTACATGGCCGTGAGCTGGTTGGCGAGGTGGGTGTTCATGTAGCCCAGAATGTTGCGGTCAAGATACGAGGCAAGGCAGATGCACATGATAAGCACAGAGAAAGTCCACACCATTTTTGCCATCTTCTTTGAGCGCAGTTTTCCGTCCATTTTACACTTCGGGTTGCGCTTTATCTCCTCACGGTATTTTTGGTAGATGCGGCGGTTGCACCGCCACGCCGTATAGCAGTCGATGATGAGGGCGAAAAAGCACACAGTGATAAAATTAATTGAGGGCTCGATGTGAACCCACAGCAAGCCGAGCACTGCGGCAATGGCTCGCGAAACGTAAAAAGGATTGTTCATGTTTTGTGTTGTGTTTTTGTGTTGTTGTCCTGAATTTTCTACAACAAAGTTACTGATAAACTGCTACGCAATGCGGACATGGTGGGGGACGGGGAGATTGAGTATGTCCGTATGGGGGACGGGGAATATTGTAACTTTGGCTACATAAAAACACAAAACTATGTCAGGAATTACGCAAAACACATTGGCCCGCATCGACAAGTGGCTCTCCTATGGCACGAGTATGCAGACGGCGTTTCCTAAGCTTGAACAACGCTACCGTATGCAGATATGCTCGGAGTTTTACAAACGATGGGTGCAAAACAAGGACATCGATCCTCGGACGGTGTGCCGCAATATTGCCCGACGCGACTACGAGATGTTCTTCAACCAGGCTGCGCAGGGCAACAAAGAGGCGCAGGAGTATGTGCTTGCGCTGAAGATTACACTCAATGACGAGGGTAATATCTGTCCGCGTACCGTAACGGAGCTTAACAACGACGTGTTGGTGTGCAACCATCTTATACGTTTCTTTCAGACCGACGAGAGCCCGCGCCATAAGGCTATGTATCTAAGTAGTGCCGAGTGGTTGATACGCACTGGTAAGCAGCAGAACAACGACCGTGCAGTGGATAAGGGTATGCAAGCCTTAGCAAATGTGTATGGCAACTTTCAGGAGGAGAAGGACGCTACAGACGAGATGCCGGATATGAGTCGCATTGCCATCACGCAGGACGTGAGCATCGTGAAGCGCGATCGTGTAAACTACACCGAGGAGGAGAAGCTGCGCATGGCCCGCAAGTATGGTCTTACCACCAAGGACCTGCATGAGATAGAAGACGACGAACTGCTGAGTGGGGAGAAGCCGGAAGAGCCGGACTACTTCGAGTATATGGAGATGGAAAGTGAAGAGGGAAAAGTGAAGAGTGAAGAATCTAATAGTAAGGGAAAAATGATGCGGAATAATCCCGAGCCAACGGATGATACGGAATAAACAGAAAATATAAGGAATAGAGATGACAATAGGACTCATAGACGTGGACGGACGACACGGCAAGAAGTATATCCTCCTACATAGGAGAAGTATATCCTCTCATATAGGAGAAGTATCTATTAGGTTTGAGGGATGCCTATACCTATAGACAAACAATAGGTATAGTTTCAGAAAACTATAAGTATAGTTTGAAAAACGATGTGCCGACAGTTTTCATCGGATGTGCCGACACATTGAAACGAAAGTGTTAGCCCTTTTCATCGAAAGTGTTAGCCCTTCGGAAAACGGAGGTTCGGACGACTTCATCAAAAGGTCCGAACGATTCGGTCAAAAGGTTCGAACCTCGGCAAAAACATATCCATTGATGGGTTGAATAAAAACCATTGATGATATGGGTAAAATGAATAACAAACCAAAGATATGGTAACAAAGGATTTACAAAAGAAAATAGACCGTGCCATTCGTCTACTTCAAGGCATACAAAATGGGTACGACGGCGAGATAGAGATAGCCTATTCGGGCGGTAAGGACTCTGACGTGATTCTTCAGTTGGCGAAAGAGGCGGGCATTAAGTATCGGGCCATATACAAGAATACGACCATCGACCCGCCAGGAACTCTGGGGCACGTCAGGGGAATGGGCGTGGAGATACTGCGGGCCAAGACTTCCTTTTTTCAGCTCGTGGCGCAGAAAGGATTTCCATCTCGCTTTTCCCGTTTCTGTTGTGAAAAACTGAAAGAATACAAGGTGCTCGACAAAAGTGTTATCGGTGTGCGAAAGGCTGAGAGCAGGGCGCGTGAAGAAAGATATAACGAACCGACACAGTGTAGGTACTTCGGAGCAAAGACGGAGAAAAACCACGTAGAACTTATTTACCCTATTCTGGAATGGACCGATGAGGACGTGCGCGACTTCATCATAGACAGAAAGTTGAAACTCGCACCCATTTATTACAATTCGGGGGGGCAAATCGACGTATCGAAACGTCTTGGCTGTATGTGCTGCCCTCTCGCCTCAAGGCGCAAGCGCATTATCGAGTTTCAGAAATATCCCAAGATAGCAAAGGCTTATCTCCGTGCGGGGCAACAATTTATGGAAACGCATCCGGAAAGCAAGACGTGCCAGAGATATGACAACGTTTACGAATGGTTCACTCGCGACGTATTTTACAGCTCCGATGCAGATTGGAACAAAGTAAGCTCAGGACTGTTCGGCAAGCCGGACTTCAAGAAGTTCTTGGAGGACAAGTTCGGTATTGACTTGACATTATAAACAACACAACTATGATAACAATAAAAATCAAGACATGGAAGGACTGGAAGAAGGACTTCATCGAGTGGGTAAAGGAGCCACGGCGCAAGACTTGCAAGGAATATGTGGACTATATGGTGGCTTTACAAAAACAGACACTCTACAAAATAATAGAGGACACTTGTGATAAATACAACAATATGCGTGAGGGTCAAATCCAAGACATCACAGAAGCTGTAGAAAAATGCGTGGCTGCTTGTGCTGAAGAAACTCGCAAGTTAATCAATGAAAGTCTGCCCGTAAAATTCTTCTAAGACTGCAACAAAACAACAACAACACTATGTATATATCAATTTTAGATTACAGCAACGGAACGGTCTCGATCATATACGATGAGGAGAACGTGACCGAAAACATGCAGAATGAGGATGTTTATACGCTGCTCGAAACATTGGGATTTCGTGAGTCGGAAATCTATTTTATGATTTCTAAGGAGAATCCTTACGAGCCGGTGGATGAATATGTCACCTTGCGAGAACTTTGTGAGGATGTAGATGAAGACAGAATAGAGGAATTGTCGCATTATCTCAACCTCTCTGCTGAAGATCTGACAGGAAAGGAGGTTCACAATGGCTAAGGACTGGGTAGGCGGCTCGGCTGCTGTATTCAAGACGTTAGGCGCAAGCAACCATACGTATGCGGATAGACAGCGTGAGGATTACTATGCCACAGAACCGAAGGCGACGGAATGGCTGTGCAAGCTGGAGCGGTTCGAGGGCAGGATCTTGGAACCTTCGTGTGGCGAGGGTCACATGAGCGAGGTGCTGAAGGCAGCGGGGTATGAGGTGGTGAGCCGCGACCTTGTGGATAGAGGCTACGGCGAGGTAGCCGACTTTCTCTCTATTGACAATATGGAATGGGACGGCAACATCGTTACCAATCCTCCATACAAATATGCGCAGCAGTTTGTGGAGAAGGCTCTGAGCATCATCCCCGAAGGAAAGAAGGTGGCGATGTTCCTGAAGCTGACTTTCCTCGAAGGCAAGGCTCGACGCACTCTCTTCAGTTCTACCCCCCCCATTCGTGTTTGGGTAAGTTCGTCACGACTGAAATGCGCCATGAATGGCGACTTCGACAAGTACGGCAGCAGCGCCGCGGCTTACGCATGGTTCGTGTGGGAGAAAGGATATAAAGGCGAGACAACTGTGAACTGGTTTAACTGAGGGGATAGGACAACAGAAGACACAAAACAACACAAAAACTCAAAATTGGATAATTCAAAATCGGCTTGCCGACCAACTCAAAAATCAAAACTCAAAACTCAAAAATGAAAAAGTACTTCAACAAAATTCCGCCGTTCAAGCCGGACCCTGAGCACTACACACGCAAGCAACACTCGTGGAAGGCGAAGGAGGTCTACGAGACCGAAGATGATGCTTGGGAATATCTAAATCAGAACCCGAAGCTACGGGCGCAGGGCATGACGGTGTATCGGTGCAGGACTTGCAACAAATGGCACGTGGGCCGAATTAGGAATTAGGAATGTTGAGTTTTGAATTGTCGCCGTTGGCGATTTTGAATTGTTCAATTAGGAATTGCAAGGTTCAGGATAACAACTCAAAAATCAAAAATAAACAACTCAAAATGCGCAAAGCGCATAATTCAAAACTCAAAATTCAGAACTCAAAACTCAACTATGCAGCAAGCACATAACATATACTTAACTAAGTTCCAGCAACAGTCGCTATACATGGGAGCCAAGGATGAGCGAGTGATTGCTGCCCGCCGTGTGGGTAAGACCGACGGCTTGGTGGCTCCTTACGTCTGGATGGCAAGCAACTCGATGCCTGGTATGCTCGGCGCATGGGTGGCTGTGTCGCGCCAACAGGGCTTCGGCAAGACCATACCAAGTACGATGGCGGCCATGGAGCGTATGTTCGGCTTTACGCAGGGCATCCATTTCGGTTGGGGTCGCCCTCCGAAACATGCTCGCGAGAGTATCTTCAAGCCCAAGAACTACGACAACTACATTTGGTTGGCCAATGGTGCCGGATGGGTTCTTATCTCTCTCTCACAGACTGCCTCTGCCAACTCTTACACGTTCTCTGCTATGGTGGGCGACGAGGCGAGGTTCTTTCCTTATAAGAAAGTGACCGACGAGTTGATGCCGGCTCTTTCAGGACAGACGCACCCGCTCGGAAACATCAACTTCTCCGACTACAATCCGATGTATAAAAGTACGCGCTTCCTCTCGGATGCCTCACTCACAGCCAAAGGGTCGTGGTTAGAAAAGGAGGAAGAGAAACTGGACTTGCAAATCGAGGCAGGCCCGTTCAAAGGTAAGACGTATCGGTGGGTGCAGGAGCAGTTGGAGGAATATGCCAACAAGGTGATACGCTACAACGACCTACTTTATAATGCCAAAAAGAATGGACACTTAGTCCACGTCGTGCCAAAAGAAACTCGCACCATTATGCGTGCCGTGGCTCTGAAGATGATGAAGCATGAAGGACAGTTCCGCATTATGCCTAATCATGGTAAGCACGTTACGAAGGCAATGGTGGAAATGGCAGTGAACTACAAGCTCATTCCTACGGATGACGCCGAATTGGTTTACGACTACGAGTATCTGATTACTTACGAGGAAGATCTTGAAATGCAGATGATTTATCGCAAGCAGAAATATTACAACCTCGATTTGCGCAAACTGCGCCGCGTGGCTTTCTGTGTGCGCCGTGCATCATCCCTCGACAATGTGGATCTTCTGGGTGAAGACTATATCCGCCAGATGAAACGAGATCTTCCACCCTACACTTTCGCGGTCTCAATTCTCAACATAAAGGTACAGAAGTCTAACGATGGCTTTTATTCTAACCTCGACATCGAACATGTTCACGGTTATATCCCCGACGAGATAGACCCTTTATCGTCTGCAAAATTTTCCACGCAAAAGGTGTCGGGCATCATCGGGGGGCGGAAAGTTACGAGCGAGAGTTATCAACCCGACTTTAAGGAGTTGGGCGAGCGCAACGACTCACGCCAGGACTCCGACTGTATTAATTCCCTTCCTTTATATATAGCCTTGGATTACAATGCTAACATAAATACGTTGGTGGTTGGGCAAATGTATGAGCGCGACGGCATGGAATGTCTGAACGTCATCAAGAGCTTTTATGTGAAGAACGAACGCAAACTACGTGAGTTGATTGCCGATTTTTCGGATTATTACGCACCGAAGCGAGCCATCAATCGCGACGTAACGTATTTTTATGATTCCACGGCTAAGCAGGGAGCATCCTACGCTTCGTCAGACGAGCGATTCTACATGACCGTGATTGCAGAATTAGAGAAGCGAGGTTGGAACGTGACGGCCATTGACATGGGTGCTCCTGAAAAGCATGAGGTGAAGCACAAGATCATCAACGACGGCTTGGCGCACCTCTCCTACCCTGCCATCCGCATCAACCAAACAAACAACCCCGACCTTATCATTGCCATGCAGCTGTGCGAGGTGCAGATTTCGTACAAGGGCTTCCACAAAGACAAGAGTCAGGAGAAGAAGCCCGAGAGCGAGGACACACTACCCTTACAGCAACGTACCGACTTCACGGATGCCTTCGATACTCTGTACTTAGGTTGCAAGTTCTTCCGTGGCGGTGGCGGTTGGTTTGTGCTGCCGAGTGGAAGATGATGGGAGTTTTGAATTTTGAATTTTGAGTTTTGAATTATCGCCGTTGGCGATTTTGAATTATTCAATTTGGAGTTTTAGACTTTTTTAATAAAGACGAAGGGCAGACTTTATCACAACGGCTGCCCTTCTGAAGTTTTAAAAATGAAAATCGCTAATTACAAATTGCTTTGTTGCTTGGGGTGAACGATTACAAGAACACTGGCAGTCTACGCCACACGCCACCGTTAGGCTTGAAATCTTCCTGCCATTCTCTATATTCTATGTCAAATTTTGCACCATAAAAAGCCAAACCTTCGAGAGGTAGGCTCTTGATGTATTCCTCCTGCTGCTCACGAGTCATAAAGTCGTTAGGCATTAGGATAATGCGGTTGCTACGAGCATGGGCAAAGAACTCTATTGCAAAATCCCCATTCGTCAGCATCATCTTTATTGCCTCATAATCGGCCTTGCTTTTAGGCGAAAAGTTAATGCCGTCCACATTCCTGAAGAGTGAGCATGAATTACGAAGTATCCTCTCGTTTAAGGACATTTCAAAACCAGATGTGTATATATAGAGTTGCTTGACATTTGGATAAGCAAGGCGTAGACGAGCACAGAAACCAGTAATATCCTGCAAAGAGAAAGGTTCGCCACCAGTAAGCATAACGGTATGTGCAGCCTTTAGTTCTTGTACGGTTGCCACTGGTATCGTGTCGAGGTCGTATTGTTTATTACAGCATAAACGGCAAAGATAGCCACACCATCTGGTTATCATCAAGTGTATGGCTCCCTTATCGGCTCCCAGCTCGTCTTTATATTTTCGTTTTGTTTCCATATTATTTATTGTTTTTCAGTTTCTTCCTCTTTAAACATCTCATGCCTTGCTCCCATCAGCCATGACTTGAGATTTATATATCGGTTGTTGTCAAGGTTGGCATTGCGCCACTCGGAATACTCGTCATAGTCTATATCATTGTCAAGAATGCGTACCATATCCTCGGCATTGAGAACGTCGGCTTCCTCGAAGTCGCACGCTCCACCAACATCATCGCCTATCCAATACCATGTGCGGCATCCGTCAAAAAGTTGCTGATTGACGAGCTCTGCCAGTTTGTTGCAGCAGTCTTTGAACTGCTGTACGAATTTCTTTGATTCAGGATCTATTTGCATAATTCTAATTTTACTTTAATTTTCTCACACTCTTTTGCTGTAGCAAATCTAAAAACAACTCGCTGGGCTTGAGGAAACGAAGGCTTCAGAATTATCTCCTGATCTATAAAACACGTTCTACTCTTTACGGGCATGCAGAAATAATAACGTACAGTAAAGAAGGGCGCTATAGACAAATTCTTAAACTTCACAATAAAAGCCCTCTTTTTGCCGTCATTTAGAATAATATCCATAGTTACAATATCCCCATCCTTAAATTCAAGCACATCCCAACTACGACACAAGCGAGAAGGAAATAGCATAGGTTCTCCCAGTTCAAAGTTGGCTAAACGTGCATCGCCACGAAACAGATAGAGCGTATCGTCCTTTGGATTAGAACATTTCTTCATTAGTAATCCAGATGCGTTCGTCTCCACCTTCTTTACTTCTCTGAGCAAAGGCGAATACAATACGGCTCCATCGGGCAAACTGCGCAAAAAAGATGCGAGTTTTTCGTTTTGCTCCTTAATGTTTTTCTCTTCCATATCTATATTTTCTATTGTTTAATCTCACAATATTTCGGGTTGTCGTACACACTCAAGTCGGTCCACCATTCTTCCCTACCCTGCTGCACATGGGGATTGTCGGGCATGTCTAACTTCACTACATCCTGTATCCATTCGTCGGGGACGTAAGCCTCGAATGAAGCCATGCGCGACTCCTGCCCTGGTACACGCAGCGGTCGATAACGCCCGGCAAATCTGTAACATTCCGTAGTGATAGGCTTCTTGAGATTATCAGGCAAGACCGTCACTTTGTATCTATTGCCTCGATGTAAGGCGGCAAGGGCATGGATGTAGTCCTGGTGCCCGCAATTTCTGCCTGATTGCGTGTTTATCTCATAGAAGTAGCACGTCCATACATTCCGGCGGAAGATGTACCAAAAGAAATCCATATCATCATCGGTCATCTGCGGAATGTTGCGGAATACAATCTCACGCCACACATGCTGACGAAGGTGCGAGCCATGAGCGAATCCTTCAACGGCTGCAACAAAGTCGTGACGGTCAAGACTCAGATCTATCATACAATATGTATTTTATATCCTCGTACATAGCCATTTCCACCTTCTCGCCATCGAAATGTCCAAGAGCCAGCAGATGACCGTCTTCTTTAGTAGCGTCTTGAATTGAGGGTGCATCGGCTCGCACAACGAAGATGTCAAATTCCTTGATAAACTTGAGCTGTTCAAGTGGGATTATTGGCATCTGCTCACGAGCGTTCTGACGAATACGCTGAAGGTCTTCCTTGGTGAGCATGGCAAACTGAGCCTGCGCCTTACGCACAGCTTCGGTCTCCACCTTCAGACGGTGAGCCTCGTAGGCTTCTTGAGCGATATTATTGTTCTGCCACATAGCCACCTGGTTAAGGAACTTCAAAAAGCCGCTTCTTCCTTCAGCTAATTTCAATTTTACCAGAGATTCTTCAATGACAAGTATCTTATCTCGACGCTGCCAATGAATAAGTCCGTGACGTTCAAACTCATTGAGAATGGACGTAATGGTAGCTAAGTCGCGCAACTCTTGCAACTTGTCTTGCTTGTTTCTTTTAAAAGGATTCCACATATATATTTTATTTTAAGTTTGTAAATCAGTTGAAAAAATCTTCCATTCTCACGAACCGAAGATTGTTGAAAATTGCCTATAGTTTCGCTAAACTATATTTGTACCATGAATTTGAAATCTTCAAATAATAAAAAAACAAAAATGTACTTTTTAGTGTGTTATGAATCTCGTGCCGTCTACTTCAAGCACAAGTATGTCATTCACAACCCTTATCTCACCACTCACCACGAACTGCACCTTGCGCTGATGACGGTCAGTGTCTACAGCAAGGCAGACACACATACCTGCGTCTACATGTCCGCTCTTGGTAAGGAACTTGATATAGAACGGCATACGCTGCACGTTCCTGGCTGTCTGCGGAGGATTGAAGCCCGTGACACGTTGTCCCGTGCGAGGGTCATCCCATTGCCATTTCTCCATATATCGACGAAGCTCGGTATAGGATTGGGTTGGTTTCTTCATTTTTGAATTTTGAGTTTTGAGTTTTGAATTGTGCGCTACGCGCATTTTGAGTTATTGAATTTTGAGTTTTGAACTGTTGGCTTTACACCCTTTGACTTTTGATTTTCTTTTAATTCTCAATTCAAAATTGAACAATTCAAAATCGCCAACGGCGACAATTCAAAACTCAACACTCTCGTAAGGGCGGAAACTCAAGGTGTATGAACCTGTCTATTACCTTATCCTTTATCAGTTTTACGCCTCCGGCAAAAATCTTCTTACGCTGACGCAACACGTCGGGGAAGAGGATATTGCGGAGCGAGTTACCCCAGTCGGCTGTGGAGTTGAGTAGGTGGGATGGGTGGAACACGAGCGTGTATGCAGCCAGTCGCACATCGGTCTGCGGACGGTCGTACATCGGTCCACTAAGTGTTAGAGCTCTATCCTTATTGTAGAGCACCATGTGACTGCTCAGGTCGCTCACGTCGTCGCTTTGCGCATAGATGATGCGGTCGGCGTAATCGCCAAGGTGTTTTGCTATGAGCGAGTCGCACGAGCGATAGGTGGATAGCACGAGGTGGGTTATCCATCCTCGCTCAAAGCATTGCTCAAGAAACATGAATGTCTCTTGTTTAGGCGAAGGCATGGTGAGCACCATGACGTGAGAGTCTATCACAAGGTGACTCACTGCCTTATAGAATTTCTCCGCTGTCACGTCGCCATGAGTGTAAAACGTGAGCTGACGGTGGGGTGCCTGGTTGACCGCCTTGGGCAGCTTATTGTCTACGCAGCAAGGCGGAATGAAGAGGAGAGTATCGTCCATATATGAATTTTGAGTTTTGAATTTTGAATTATGCGCAAAGCGCATTTTGAATTATCCAATTTTGAGTTACGAATTTTGAATTTTGAATTAGCAATTCTCAAATCAACATTGAACAATTCCTAATCGCCAAAGGCGATAATTCAAAACTCAAAATCCAAAACTCAAAATTAATCATTCATCATCATTGGCATTGCCAGTGTCATAACCTTGGGTGCCGGTTCGTCGGCGGTGAGTACCACGGCGTGTGTACTGTCAAGCAACTGCATACGGATGGTGTCTGAGGGGATAGGGTTGATACAGGTTTGGAGTGCTGTTGACTTTAGTCCGATGAAGAAATTATCGGGACATTCCGAGTTGGATATGAACACCTGGTCTTCGCCCGACATGGCAAAGTCTACATCGCTTGCCGACACGTTGATGAACATGCCGTTCTTCTCTATCTTTACCAAATTACTTGCGCTGCTTGAGAACAGACTGACGCGACGCAGGATGTCTATCATTTCCTTCTTGTTGAACACAACATAGTAGGGGTTTGACTTCGGAATCACGCTACCGTAATTAGGGTATCTGCCTTCCATGTGTTTGCAGATAAGTTCGGTGTCGCCCGACGAGAAGCGTATGGTGTGGCCGTCGTTCTCGATGCTGATGTCTTCGCATCCATCGAAGGCGGACAATGTGCGGAAGTAGTTGCGGTGGATAAGCGTCTTGCAAGGTTCGCCTTTACGGAAGAAGCCGCTACCTCCCTTCTGCGGGTCGTTATTGTGCGTTATCTTGGTAAGGATGTGTCCGTCGGTGGCTGCAAAAATTACTTCCGAACGGTCGTCGGCAATGTCGACACACAGACAGGAAAGCGTAGGGCGAAGCTCGTCTATCTGCACGAACTTGTCGGTAGAGTCTATCACGGAACGGAACAACTGACCAGGCAGACATATGATTGTCGATTTCTCGCTATTGGGCAGCACCATCTGCGGATAGTCCTCGCCTGAGAAATACACCATGCTTGCCTTGCCCGACTTAACGCTGTCGCCACTGCCGGTGCAATACTCTACGGTGAACGTCTGACCGTCTTCCACTACATCAAGCGTAACAACACAGTCGGGCAAAGTACCTAACAGCGAACTGAGCATCTTGATGGGCAACACTATCGGCTTGTCGAACTTGCCGCCACACAAAGTGAGTGGTGCAAGGATAGTGAGCTGCGCTTCGGTGGTGGATGATGTAAGGAAGAACTGACCGCCTTCGTTGCGTGTCAGCAGCACGTTGTCGAGAATGGCTATTGTATTCTTGGAGCCGATACACTTTGCCGACTTGTTGAGGGCAGCGTGCAGGGCGCGGGATGATTGGGCTTGTAACTTCATGAGTTTTGGATTTTGAGTTTTGAATTTTGAATTATCGGCTATGCCGATTTTGAGTTATTCATTTTTGAGTTTTGAATTGTTGCCATTGGCTTTTTGAGTTTTTGAGTCTTGAAATTCAACTTAGCAATTCTTAAATCAAAACTGATTAATTCAAAATCGGCATAGCCGATAATTCAAAACTCAAAACTCAAAATTCAAAACTCTTAGAACGGCAAATCCTCGTCTTCAGCCGGATTATAACCGCCGAGGTCTACGCCGCTTGCTTCTGCCGGTGCCACATAGCCGGTGGCTGCACCTGCCACGCCTACATTCGGTGTAGCGTAAGGTGAAGGCTGCTGTGGGGGCTGTGGCTGATAGAGCATAGCCAGACGCTTGTTCAGACGCTGACGGATAGCCTTAAAGAGGTGGGTTTTCTCGTCGGTTGGGTCTTGGCTCACGATGTCAGGGTCACGTTCCTTGTTTGCCTCCTTCACCTGCTCCACAAGCTTAGGGTATTTCTTTACCGCTACCTTGACGAAATCTACAGAGAAAGACATCTGCATTTCATGTGTTGGAACAGTAACGTTTGTGTCGCCACGCTCCATTGCCGAACGACGCACTGTGTTTTTATAGTTCTCATTCAGAGGCCAGATGTTTACGCGCATCTTAGCCAGTGTGCGGTCGGGATTCTGCGGATGCTGCTCCACTTTGATTTCGTTCAAGTCTGCCGGAACGCAGACATACACTCGCTCGGGATTGTTCTTATCAATACCCTTGAACACCTGCGCACCGTTAAGAGAGAGCAGGTCGATATTACCATTGTAGCTTGCCATTTGTTTACTGTTTTATTTGTTTATTTATGTTTACTTCTTTCTCGTATCTCATTTCTCTGCCATCCCGCAGCCCAATCTACAGGAGCCGCATTACAACAACGGAATGAGGTATTCACATTGTATAGCATTGCACGAAATCCGTCCAGCTATTCAATACTAAAAGGACAGTATTTGTTTACTCGCTTCATTTCCGTTTTTTTGCCCTACGTTTTTTATCTCTACTTTTTTGAGAATTTCGTTTTGAGTTTTGAAGAGCTTGCCCATAATATTTAGGACCGTGAAGACTCAATTCACTTTGAAGTCTTAATCTTTCAAGCGTTGCAATATCAGTATAAATCATGTCTTTGTATTTTAAAAATTTAATACAACCTCGCTCTGCTATCGTCCATATCATCCATCGTGTGCACCTTGTACCATTTCTTCACACGGTTCTTCGGCGCATACACCTTTGAAAGCCCGATAAAACTACAACAAGCGAGGTGCAGCGGACTGATGTTGCCGCCAAACAGCGGAGAACTCTGCTCTCTGCAACTACATTTTATGTGGTCGTAAGAAATGCAGTTTTCGCACTTGGGGGGGTGAATGTTCGCATAACCAATAATTTTACTCTTCTACTGGAAGCCTTTTCTTTTCATCTTTGATGTACTCATTGCAGTACTCAGCAGGAACATAGGTATGTGCATAGAACTGTGTAGCGCCCACAATACGCAAAGTCTCTCGGTCGTTATATACGGTATGGAACTTATGCTTGAGATAATCAAAAACGATATTTTTAGCTGTCACTACGTCGTATGCCCACACAACAAACATATCGTTTTTATGTACTCCATAATGAAATCGGTCTTCAGGGTCGAAAACATCTGTATCTATAAAGTTGGCCTTTACCTTGAACGGCTCTTTTACGAGCGCATCAGGGTCTTTTTTCAGCTGCTCTTCTTCCTCCTCAATGTCGGCATTTGTACGACCGATAAAATGGAACTTTCCGATTATCTCTGACTTTGTGATATACACATAGCTTGCGTCTGGAGAGTCAAAAATCTTGTTTACAGCTCCCTCCGCATAGTCAATAGCGCAATCTTGTGCTCCACGCAGAGAGTCGCTACGTACAATAAGCACAGCATTCTCGTTATTGCTACTACGAACAGTCACTTTCACGTGAGCGAGAGAATTAAAGTCTGTTTGCTCTTCCGCACGGAAAGGACAGTCGGAGATTTCAACCTCATTAACGCCATCCTTTTTCAGTCCGTTAGCCAACTCGTAGGTGATGAGTTTTCCTCGATCAAGTAACACCTTACAACGGTCGATTTTTACCGTTTCCTTAGTGTCTTCGTCTATAAAATCCTCTGTCCATGTGCGGACTGCTCTTTTTGCCAAATAATGACCAATCGATTCTTCAACTGGCACTACTCTTGTCTTGTAGTCCTTTCGTAAAATTATTTTTTCCATAATCTATAATAAATTAAAAATGTTACATCCTTGTTTTTGTTTATTCTTAGAACGGCATATCCTCCTCGTTTATATCTGGAACACTTGCCGTTGTGTTATTCGTTGCCGCAGGTGCCGACATTCGCCTGCCCTGCTTGCGCGTCTTGTTGTTCTCCCACCGTTCTTTCTCCTCGTCGGTGAGCTGCACGATGTTGCCATCATCGTCACGGTATGGTAGCGGGTCAGGCTGTTCGGCAAAGGCTTTTGCTATGCGTTTGAGCTCTCGGTAATCCTTCGGTATCGCATCCTTGCCAGGACGGAAGAAGAAGAAGACGTGCTTGGAAGTCTGCATGTAGCGGATAAACTTCGGCTCGATGGTATTGTCATTCTCCCACTCACGCCCGGTGAAGTATTCCTGCGTAACCCATGCCTGGAGCTTAAAGCATTTGCGCTGCTTGTCACTCTCGTTCTCGAAGAGATGCTTAGGATTGCACGCTATCGACATGTTTTCGCAATAGTCGTATATCTTCTTCTTGAAGGTAGCACGGCTATACTCCTTGCTCTTACCCTCGGAAGCATCAGCCCAATCGCGCATGAACTCGTTGAACATATCGTCCGTACATATCGGCACTCCGTAAACCTCGTTGCGAGAGAAGAACCACTCGAAGTAGCGGACAATGCTCTCGGTGAGCTTCTGCACCATCTGGCGGCGACGCACATTGCCTTGCGGTGCAATGGCAAAGGAGTGGTAGCGCATCAGGAACTGCACTGCCAAAGCACAGATGTAAATGGCTTGGTTGCGGTCGGTGTCATCTATTTCTTCCGGCTTGTCGCTGAAGTTCTTCATCAACGCCGACATCAGACGTGCTGCTTTGCGCTTCTGCGGATTGGCTCTGGCAAAACGATTTGAGAAGCTGACGAGAGGGAAACGTCCTACTGTTGAGTCGTCATCGTCCGACAAAGGATAGTTGCAGGTGATGACATGTTTAGGGGCATCTTTTAGTGGGACAAGTTCCTGATCTACGCTTTTCTTTTCTACCGTCAGTCCTGTAGTAACCATATTGTAGAAGTACTTCATTGGGAATCCTTTTTGCTTATCCTCCCAGTGTAGAACCCTATACTTGAATGGTTCGCTGAGTAGATTGCCCAACACAAACCTCGCATCGGTAATATGCTCCATGCGCTTCATATCAATGTCGAGCACGTTCACAGCACTGCCGACTATCAATTTTACAATGATAGACTTGCCCGAACCTCCAGTAGCCTGTTTTTCGTCAGGAATATCGTCTTCAAGAAAGTACGGACAGACTGGCATCATGCCTTTGTTGGAACGATAACACAAACGGCCAATGCCTGAAATCATATTGACGAAATGAGCACCGATAACGGCTTTCTCCAATTCCGTCAATTCTTCCTTATTGCGCTGCGCTTCTTGCTCTCGCTCCCAGAGAACATTGGAGCAACCACGCACGATACGCAAGATAGGCCAAAGGTCTTTTTCTTGTTTTCCCTGCCAGTTGACATCCCAACGATAGGTTTGCGCCCACTCGTCGAGGTCGGCCTTCATCTGACCTATCTCGGTGGTAGTGAACACTGGCGACCCGTCCTCATTCTGCATCTTCTCCTTCTTGTCAATCGCTTCCAGTCGGTCGCGGTATTCCTGACGCTCGGTGATGGTGAACGGTGTCTTGAACACCCGCATCGTGAAGTCATACGGCTTCTTGGCAAGCGAGGGGATAAAGAAGTTGATGTCGTCATACGACACCGTGCGGATGCTGTCGGGCGTTATCTTCAGTGCCACATTGTTGAAGTAGAAGTACTCCGTCTTTGCATCGAAGGCATCGGCAAAGTTAATCACCATACTCTGCAAACCTCCGGCAGACTTCTCCGTGAAGGTCTTATCCACCATATTGGCACAGTCGGACATCAAGCGTCGCTCGTTGTCGCTATGCCGCCATGCCTGTTTTGTGTATTTTAACAGTAATGTCTTTGCTGCCTGAATGATGCTCTTTACGTCAATATACTCCACGAAGCATTTGTTCAGGTGGATATATTTTCCTACGAGGTCGGTGCTCTCGGGATCTATCATGCGGTAATATCCGCGTGCCGTCATAAAGAGCCACAATCGCGTTGGCGACACCTTGCAGGTAGGTGGCTTTGGCTTGCCGCTTCTTGGGTCACGCGGCCATTCTATATCAAACGGCTCTGTGTTGCTTACTCCACGCAAGCTGGAGTAAAGCGGCAGACGAACATCATGGTCAAACTGGAAGTTCTCTTCCGCATTCATGGTGTACGTCAGCAGATAGTCGCGCACGCTTCGGGGAGAGCAGCCATACAGCCATTGCCAGCGTCGGCAGTAACGCGATCGGAAACCTTCTGGCAGCATTGCATAATACAATGAGCTGAACTTGGTGCATATAGCTCCGCAATCACGCTGTGAGGCAATGTCATTCGGATAGAGAATAATAACACGCTCGGCAAAGCGGTTCATCTTCTGATATTGTACGCCGCTAAAATCAAGTTTCTCCGGCTTCCATTCGCCGCACTCTATATACCAGAAGTTTCTCCGTCCGATGGAGAACGCCACGTGATACCAACAGAAGTCTTGGAAGTGCTGGTCTTCCGCCTTGTCAAGGCGCAAAGAACGCATGGCATAATACACACTCAATGCGTCTTCGGGTGTACGACAAAAGACGATGTTGCGAGCCTTTATCTCGGCGGTAGGAATTTTTACGTCCACCTTCTTGAACGTACCTTTCAATACTCCATCCTTAGTCTCGTTCTCCTCCCAAACCTCCTTGGTCTCGGTATATTTTTCTTCGGGGGCGTACTTGGCGATGGCAGCATGAACAGCTGTATTGTCGCTCTTGCGATTATCCATCGCATGAACAAACACGTTGTCGCCCATGAGCCACTTGCTCACCTTCCTCACGCCATGTTCCTCGGCGGTAGAAAACACTATCGGTTCACTGCCAGCCATTGCCGGACGGAAGAAACATCCGTATGAGTTTTGCGGACCTATCTCCTGCGAGGCAAAGCATACGAACAAGGGATTCCAAGGTGTGCCATGAATAATCTCGCTCACATGCTGACCGTCGCGTATCACGTCGGGCAGCGTTACGCTCAGAAGGGAATAGATACGGAAGTCCTTATTGAGCATGTCGGGCGTAAACGTACTGCCAAAGCCGAAGCGAGGCAATCCTTTGTCGAGCGTCACCTCACACCCAAGGGCTGCAAGTTCTTGTGGCGAGAAGTCGGTCTTCGGCATGAAAGAGAATGTCTCGATGGTCTGCTGTGCCTGGGTACGGTAGTCCATCTTGGCAAACACTTCGGGGAAGGCACGGCGCACCTCGTCGGTATCGCCAAACACATCCCTTACAAGTCTTTGGCAGATGCGCTGAAGACTATATCCGTGCATAGGAAGATTCATCTCCGCTGCATACAATTCAACAGCTCCGTAGCCGGTCTTGCCAGTCCGGGTGCATTTCCATTTTACAGCGCCATGCTCAGACAGACGATTGCCGTCAACGCCATTGCCGTCATACAGTCCACCTCGTTCATTCTCGTAGATAATGAAATGAGGCGTCTGCTTGACATCGGCATCCGCGTCCTGCCCATTCTTGCAGATAGGACAGAAGCACGCGGTCTGGCCCTCGATGCGCTGCTCGTTGGCAGGCTTCACGAGAAGGTGCAGGTCGATGTTGGCAAGGCGGTTTAATATTGGGTGAAAGAACATAATTGCCGTTATTGTTTAAAAAGGACAGCCGGCGATGTGCCAAACTTCTTTAAGCCTTGCTCAGTCTCCGAGGCCTTCAGTTCCTTATTACTGGCGAAGCTTACTTATAGGAGGGCGTTACCGCTACCTCCATCGTCGTGCTGTCCTTTATTCTTTTTGTTTTACATTTGTTATTTACTATAAGTTCAGAAATGTCTCCGTGCGGAAGTGTCGGATGGTGCAGTTAGCCAAGTTTTTCATGCAGCTAATCAACATCAGCACGAACTCCTTGAACGAAATGAAGCTCTCGTTAAGACCGATTATCTCCACAGCCACACGCCAATAGCATTTGCCATTTCTCACTCGGCAGGAATGCTCATTCCTTACTATTATATTCCCTACATTGCCCTGCATCATCGTAAACAACTTTTGACACACATCCTTCACTAAGGCGAATGGCGCATGAAAGAGCAACACTTTGTTGTCGCCGTCATAGTCGCGCACCATTTCAGTATAGGCTATGCGGTGCAGATACTCCCGATGCGTAGGTCGTCCTTGTCTCTTGTTCTGACGGTTGGGAATATAGGGATAGTTCAGATACTCGTAGTTAGGCATTATTCCTCCGGATATTTCAGATGAGCCAATTTCTTCATCATCTGCCACGTTGAATATATGCTGCGCTTGCAGTCGAACACAGGGTCGTGCTCCGCACCTTTGTCTATGTCTTTAAAATCATCCACAAGGTCGTATGCATTGCTCGGATGATAGAACTCTCCACGGGCATTATATATCAATCGAGCCGCCTCGTAGATAAACGTGCGATGGTCGCGGAAGTTGGTATAATGCACGGGAACTTCTATGCCAAACTTATAGCAGATATTACGCAAGATAGCAATGTCAAAGTCAGAACCCTGTGCCCAAAGACAAACGTCCTGGTTGCCTTGCTCTGTCTTGAAATCCTCCATCCACCCAAACAGATCCTTCACGGCTACCTCAATAGGTCGGCACGGCAACTCATAGCTGTCGTTACTCAGCAACGAAGCTTTGGCCTTATCGCTCTTAGTTCCCCACCATTCCGCAGTCTTACCATCGAAGGTGAAGTTGTTGACAAACATACTACGGAGATCTATGTGGCAAGAAAAAACGCTGGAAGGGTCTTGCGCTCCGTCTTTCAGATTATAAAAAGGAGTTTTCTCACTATCTCGCCTCCATGCTACAGCACCAATAGACATGACTGCTGCTGTAGGGCAAAGCGAGCAAGTTTCAAAGTCAAGCGTAATGTCAAGCATATATAAAGTATTATAGTTATTCGTCGATAAAATAAGAAGTGAGAAGATTGCGTATGCCTTCCTGCTCCCACGGTTTCCAATTCTCCATTGTGAAACGCTTTATCACGGTGGCGGCACTCATTCCCCGCTCGTTCATATAAGCGATAAACTTGTTGCACAAACCAGCGTTCACTCGCTTGAGACAAGAATAGAAAACTCCAGGCTCATTGCTCTGCGCCAAGGTGTATAGATACCCCTTATTGCCCTTCACCATCTGCGAATCATTCTCGTCCACATATTCCAACAATGAATGTGACACATCCGACAATAGTAAAAATTGACGTTTACACTCGTCAATACCTTCTATCTCCCATTCTGAAAATCCTTTCTGGAAGAAACGGAGGTAGAAAGTGGCGAGCGTAAAGCCCTTCTTAGCCAATGCAACATACAGATTCTTTTTGTCCTCAACGGTCAAATCATCCGTCCGCAGCGGCGTGCATGATTTAGTGATTTTTTCAACGATTTCCTTGGTCATCTAATTCTTATTTCTTAAATTTGACACAAATATAATTCTTAAAATTGAAATTATCAACTCTTACTATTGATTAAATCAATAGTTTTGCATTTTTTAATACTTAAAGATTTCACATTAACACTTATCATTATGAAGTACCAGTACAATTTCTCTTTTTTAAGCGAATGGCTCGAAGCCAACCCTGAGATACCAAAAGGCGAGATTCTGCAAGCCCTCGGAGCCAAGTCTAACAATCGGTTTAAGGCGTGGGTTAGATGCGAAGGACCAATGCCTGTCCTTAGTATGCTCCGACTCTGCAACGCTTATCAGATTCCACTCTCTGCCTTCTTTCGTGATGCAGATGCCGGCGCAGACGGTGCCGTTGTGCCTGGTATGCCTACGCAAAATGATATTCTCGAACCAGCACAAGGCTACGCAAGCAGTACGGACGAACGTCAGCACGGAGAACGTTCTATGCTCAACCCTCTGGACATACAGATTACCCCATCGGTGGTGCCAGGTGTTGTGGCAAAAAAGAGAGAGACGGAAGATGTGCAAGAGTCGGCAACACCAGCCAACAATATCAGCGACGCGAATCTTGCGGCTATCGTAAAGTTAGAAAATGAGCACATAGAGCAACAGCGCCGGCTACTCGATATTATTGCCGAACAGCAAAAGCAAATAGCCGACCTCACTCGTATGCTCAACGAAGCGAAACGATACAACAACATGAAATTAGACGAGGATTATATGGTTGCCGACCATCCTACACAAGACTAACGTATAAGCAAAAAGCGTTACCTATCCTCACGGACGGGTAACGCAAAAAAAACAAATCTAAACTAAAACCTAATTATTAACCACTTATGATCTACTACTTATTTCTGTTCGTTTATCGCTGCCATCTTGCGACGATAAAACTCTTTTTCCTCTATCTTCGTTAGCGTCATGTCGACGCTTACATACGGAACATCGGCATACCAGAAACCTTGATGCAGAAACACGATGGGGGTGCTGTTGCCGAAGGTCATAGGCAATGGCAGATTGTCTTTCGTGCGCTTCGGCTGTAGGTTGAGTATACCGAACAGCTCTGCCTCACTCACGACTGGTAGGGCATTCATCTCTTTCTCCAAGTCGGTGCCTTCGATTGGGAAGAAGAACACACGTCCGTCGGGCGACACTTCCTTATCCCATCCGTCACGTCCGGTGGTGTCGGCAAACTCCACGGCTCCCACTCCACCTGCCATACCTTCAGGTGACTCGTAATAACTGCTCGCGCCTTGTTTTTCTGCCCACTCACGTGCCTTTTCTTCGGCTTCCTGACAACGGTGCATAAACGCCTGAATGTCTCGGCCAACATTAGATGTAGCCGAAATCTTGTAAAAATAATGAGGTTTCTTCATATTCGAATTTTGAGTTTTGATTTTTGAGTTTTGAATTATCGCCGTGGGCGATTTTGAATTGATGAATTTTGAATTTTGAATTTTGAGTTGTGAATTTTCCAATTCTTAAATCAAAATTGTTTAATTCAAAATGCGCTACGCGCACAATTCAAAACTCAAAACTCAAAATTCAAAATTCACCTTAGCGCAGCGTAGATGACTGGCTCGCCGCATTCATCGTCCTTCATCTTAAAGCCTCTCACAGCCAACTCCTGTAGGTACAATGCCAGCGGGTCGCCCAACGGACACACCACAGCCTTGAAGTACGAGCGAAGCTGATAGTCGGTAAAAATGTCGCAATCTTCACGCCAATGGTCGAGCGGCTTGTATTTCTCACAGAAAGCCTCTATCTTGGCAGGAATCACAAAGTCTTGCAAGGTGACTTCCGGCTGCTCGGTTATTTCAACCATTTGCCTGTCTTGTCTTTTAGCCATGATAAAAATCCTAAGATATATAATAATACAAATGCCCAGAAAGCAAGTTCCTTCATGGCTTTCCACATGAAGTCTTCAAAAGAAGTGTCTTTTATCTCTTTTGTGTTCTTCTCCTTTGTCACATTCGTGCTGTCCTTCTTTGCCCAGTGGGTGCCGACATTCAGCCTATTGCTCAACACAAGGCTATCTATCGTATGCTGCATACGTGATATGGTCGATTCCAGATGCTTGAAATGTTCCTCGTAAGAACTATTGCGCTCATAGTCACCCTTACGGTGGATGGTGCGGTCAGTGGTGGTGGTCTTGTTGCCTTGAGCATCCGTGCTCTCGGTCACTCGCTCCTGGATGGTCTCCTCTCCCCTACCCTTCTCGCTCGTGGTGCCGGACGTGCAACTCTCGTCTGTGGCAATAGACACGGTGCTGTCGGTCTTCACGTCCGACTTCCTGACGCTATCCGTAGTGACTGCCACCGTACTGTCCCTTCGTTCCTCGCTCTTGCTGCCTTCCGTCTTCCGTGATGCAGCACATCCCATGAGCATTATTACAGCCAGAAGCCATAACATAATGTTTCTGATTCTTCCCATATATATGTCTTGTTGGTTTCTGCGTACAAAATTAGAAAAAGTCGCTGAGACCAACAGGACAAAATAAAACACCGCCTACCCTTGGGAAGGGTAAGCGGTGTGAATGTTTATTGTTTTACAATCTTATATTTCAGAGATAATATCTTGCCGAATACTTTTGCCGAACATTTTTCAGTATGATTTAAAACGGCAATATCATTTAAGTGCTCCTCTATCATTGTAGGTAGAGCTTTATTCGGTACTCCTAAAAGAAGGTACGTACCATCAAACGACAAGAACTGAGCTTTCCGCAAATCGGCTGCAAGGTCTTTGTCTATCAAGCACAAAAACTGCTGCCATTCCTTTTCTCCCGGTTTTATTTCCTCAGCTTCGACAAAGTTAAAAGTCTGCTGCTGTTGTCCCAGCTTCGCACTATGCTGCTTTATCCACTGCCCCATGATATAGAACACAAACTCTTCCATCGTACCGTTCCATCTATGCGGCTGCTCCACTGCCTTTGGCACAACATTATAGGCATACGTCTTAAAGTCGTCCCAAAGTTTTTCGGGAACTTTCTTGAATATATCCATCATACGCTTCTCGTCGAGCGTAGGATATATTTCGCACAACGTATTGCACAGTCGCTTTTCTGAAGCCTTACGGTGGTCTTGCTTTGCTTTCTTCTTATCCGCCACCTTCACAAACTCTATATAACTCGGTTCTCCCCTTGTCTTACCTCGTGGACGCACCTCTTTTTTTATGTCGAAATAGAAATCTATCTGCCCCGCATCACAAGCACGCTTTATATCGTCAAGAGCTGTTTTTATTATGCGCGATTTAAACATACTATAACGGGGATATTTTACGTCAGTCACGTTACCATCAGCATCACGCTTTATAAGTCCCAGATAGTCGCGTATTTCAAAAGGGGTTATCTCCACCTTAGACAGATCGAAGTTCTTCATCTTATGTCTGACAAGATAATACATCAACGGCATGTTGTCAACCTTGCCTATACGTGCTATGTCTTTTGGATGCGATACGTAGCCGAGATTCATGTCGAACATTTCAAAGACCATATCCGTATTCAGGTAGATGTCTACATATCCTCGTGTACGGTCCACCTGTACGTCAGTCAGTTCATCATCCTCGCCTAACTTCATCCTCACCTGTGTCCCTTTGTCGGTAACAGGTGTGTCTATCTTCGAGAATATCTGTATTAAACGTTTTACAGGTTTTCCTTCATCGTCAAACGTGTTCTTCTCTAACTGCACGTTTAACACTTCTTTTAACGCCTCACGCACTCTACTATACGAACAGGAAGATACACCCAGCTCACTCAGTTCTATGCGCACAGGAGGCAAATTATCCCTATCCTCGCGCGTCATCATAGGCTTAGGGTCTTCCTTGGAACCTTGCAATACAGGATTTTTAAAGTACTTGCCTATATACACCTGTAGATGTTCAACCACCTTTACCATGATGTTCTGCTGGAGCAAAGTCAATCCTTTCTGTGCTCTGGCATAGGCAAAGGGGGTGTTGATATATTTCTTTATTATCTGCTTATTGTCTTCCATACCATGCTTTTTTAGAGTCGTAACCTGTAAGTCACTACAAAAGTGTGCCGAAGTCACTACATTTTTGTGCTGAAGTCACTACATTTATGTGCTGTTTTCACTACAAAAGTGTGCTCTTTTGTCTCCTAACTTATTGATTTTCTTTCTCTTAGTCTTTCGGTAATATAGAATATAGAATATAGAAGAATCGGTGATTTTTTTATTTTTTCTATAATTTATAAATTACTATAGAATCATCTATATTCTTATATTCTATATTCCGACACGAAATTATAGCTGATTATCAGTCTCTTACACGCCAAAAGAGCACACTTTTGTAGTGACTTCGGCTCACTTTTGTAGTGACTTCAGCACAGTTTTGTAGTGACTTCGGCTCACTTTTGTAGTGACTTCGTAAACAAAAACGTAGGTTTGTACCTTAAAGTCTAAACCTACGTTTTTGTTTACCTCGCACACCTTGAGGTAAAAAACTTTAGTAGGATTTTACCTTACTTGTTTCTATCTACAAACTCATGTATTGCCTGTAGCGCAAGATCCTTCAGCGTACGACCTGTCTGTATCTTCAGCATCATAAGCTGCATGTAGTCGTCCATCGGCACATTCACAACAATGCCGTTCTCGGTCTTCACTCCGTTCAATGCAAAGCGACTTGCCGTGTTCTTGCTCTTGCGATTTTTTGTCGCTGTCACAGGCTTGTTTGTGGCTTCAGTCTTCTGATCCTTACTTTCAAGAGAAACAGAAGGTTTTGAGTCTTCTTGTTGAGTGTTGGATGTTTCTATTACGGATGTTGTTTCGTCCTGCTTGTTCTCGTCTTCCGGTTTAGATGTTGCAGATGTGTTCTCTCTTATCTCTTCTGAAGTCTTGGCTACCTTAGTCTTACCAAACACAAATGACTTTCCCATATTCCCTAATATTTTAATCCTCAGTATAAGTATCAACAATCTCTTGCGCAAAAGCCTCATAGCTCTTTGCAGCATCACATTCGGGTGCATACGTAAAGATGTCCTGCATCATCGCCTGGGCTTCCACAATCTTTGTGCGACGCGGTATCTCGGTCTTGAACACATACTCTCCATATTCATCGTCGATATGCTGCGAGAATCCGGCACTCGCCTTGGTTCGCTTATCAACCATAACTTTCAGTAGTCCGCGAAGTTCAAGGTTAGGGTTAATCTCAGCCTTCACCTCCTCTGCCCAACGTATCACACTCGACGAACCGAACGTAGGCAATGCCTCAAGCTGCATGGGGATGATAATGCCGGTAGCCACCGACATGGCGTTCTTCGTGACAAGGTTCATGGCTGGAGGGCAGTCGATGATGATATAGTCGAAGGCTTCTATCACACTCTGCTCCCCGCCCTGCTCCTCGGTCAGAGTAACTGGGATAGCAAACAGCTTCTGTAACACCTTCAAAGGATTAAGCTCACGCAGCAGGAAGGGCTCCACACTCAACATATCCTCCGATGATGGTGCAATATACAAGTTGCCATGATAGTCCTGCTCGTCAACACTCACCTGGTACACGGGCATGGCTGTCTTGTTAACCATCGCCTCGTACATAGTGCCGTGCTTGTCCTCACGCTCGCGCCAACCGCACAACAACGACACGTTAGCCACCTGAGCATCAAGGTCGATAATCAGTACTCTGGTTTCTGGGTTCAACTTGATCAATCCACAAGCCAAGTTGTGAGCTGTTGTGCTCTTACCTACTCCGCCTTTGTCGTTCACAATGGCGAGAACTTCTCTGAGTCTTTCCATATTCTTTAAGTATTTAAATGTTAATAATATCTATCTAAATACATAAGTACGAACATATCTAAATATCCACGAACCTACGAACGTATAAAAGTACGAACGTATATGAATACGTAAATACGTGAGTATCTTTGTATCACGTTGCAAATTTAAGAATTATAATTCATATATCCAAACTTTTTCAGCCTAAATATTTATCTATCTACGTAAATAATTATCAACGTATCTATCTACTTACTTACCTATCTATGTAGATAAATAAAAACATAAATAAGTAAATATATAAATAAGTAGATAAATACGTTAGTACTTACGTATAAACGTACATAGGTATATATGAAAATACGGAAGTATAAAAGTACTTAAATAAGGAAATATCTTAGTACGAAAGTATAAACCTATTCCCATTCGTCATTTACAGTTATGTCCACACGCCAGTCATCAGAAGAAACGGATGAACCCGATATTTCTTTAACATCGGATTCAACCGTTTTACCGGATTTTATCCTACAAGCGACCTTACCAGGTTTTCGCCCTTCTCCGTCAGCTTGTACACGTCCTCACCGAACATGCTCTGAAACCACTTCTCAAGATACCCCGCTTCCACAAGTTCCTCCAGTTCCGGACACGCTGGCTTTCCGTCTACACGTCGATACCCCGCAAAACCTTTCTTCTGGATGTGCTTCAATGTTGCAATCTGACTCTTTGAAAATTTCTCTGTTTCTGCCATAATTCTATAAAGTTTTAAATTGTTAATAAAATACCGTGAGATATATTATTTCGTATGAAGTTTCTTATATTGCTCGTCATCAATCTTTCCCTCCTCATGCAATTGTTCAAGATATAACCGTGCAACGACACCCGTTGCATACTTTAAACTCTCGTATGCGAGTCGCAGGTTATCACCCTCAAGCAATCTAAAATCAGAGGGTTTCCCGTCCTTCCATACTTCCACGTCCACTCCCATTTTTTCGTCATCGCCACCTACGGCAATGCGGATCTCGAATTTCTGGTTTTTCATAATGATTTATTTTTTATTTTGTTTCTTTGTTACAGATATACTGATGCAATATCCGTCCTCAGTCTCAATCTTTACGCCAGTCTTGTCTGCTCCAGCGTTTTCAGTAATAACCTTCAAATGATTAAAATACTCTTCTACTGTCATAATTAAGTAGTCAAAATAAAATTCAAAATTGAATAATTCAAAATCGGCAAAGCCGACAATTCAACATTCAACATTCAAAATTCAACACTCACTCTCGCATTCCGCCGATCATCGGCATTAAGAACACCGCAGCACCCGCAAACGCCAGCATCACGACTCCCGTTGACACAGCCAGCAGCACTGCCAGCACACCCGCCAACACTGTCTTCACGCTCATGCCCTTGTCTTCACTTTCCGACGTGTCCTCGCGTTCCTCTCGTAGCGTCGGCTCGCCTACCTGCGGATAGTTACGCTTGCGCTTCGGCTTCGGCTGGGGTATAGGTTCCGGTTCTGCTTCCTGCTCCTGACTCTGATTTATCTCAGGTTCTATAACGCAAGGCTCCGGATGATGAACAATTTCCATAGGTTCTTCCTCCACCTTGCCATCCACGCACACGATAACATCGCCGTGCAGGCTAACCTCTATCTTGCAGCCCGGCACAAGGGCTTTCTGGTTGAAGGTCTTCTCGCTGCCACAGTTGGCATGAGAAAAACGGTGTCCGTTCATTTCCACCTCGTCAAAGTCGGCTACATACGTCACCTTGCCAGTCTTTTCGCCTATAGTGGTATAATGTCCGCGATATGTGGTAACAGCCTTGAATACGGGACGAAACTTAAACGCGCAGTTATACTTTGCGTCATGGTCGGTCTGTCCGATGCGATCGTAATAATCGTAATTGTCAAACTTGAAAACGAGTCCGTCGGTAGGGTAGGGCATCTTCTCGCGCTCCACCTCGGCCGTGCATACTATGCGCTCCACGTCCTGCGTCAACTCGTCGTCGCTCTTGTCCAGGTCTATCTGCTCCACGAAACCGCAAGTGAGAAAACCTCTATAAGCCAACTCGTCCATAGCATAATAATGCAATGTTACCCCGTCGGCTATTATGCGAAAGGGATGAAATTCCAGATGGATGCACTCCGACGGCACAGCCTCTTTCTTCGACATAATGCCATTGCTTGTAGATCTTGGCGACTTACCTGCCTTGCTATAACGAGCGAACTCTTCAAGCGAGATAATCACCTCGCCTCTCAGCTCCACACGGTCCTCATCCTTCCATTGCTCCACATATCCCTCAACGCCATTCACATACTTCATGTGATTCAGGCAGTCGATACCGAACAGCTCTTTGCCATGTCCGTAAGTGGCCTCCGAGAGTCTCCCGCGACGATAAATAAGGCTCACCGTCTCGCCATCGAATTTCCACTCTACATCCACCTCCGTGCCCTTGCCGTTGATGTTGGCAGCTTTCTGTTGCGCTCTCAGGTATTTCACCACCGATTTGGCATCATGCAGCTTCTTCATCGACAGACAAGCCGTACGACGTGCCACGGTACGCTTGCCGTTGCCATTCTCACTGTAGCACTGCTGAGTAGGTGAGTCGGGCAATATCTCGTCCGCGTGCTGCTCTTCGTACTCCTGCACAGCAAAGTACATAGCATCATATTCCTCGTCGCTGATGATCGGACAGTTCAGCCCGAAGTATCTATAGTCGTGCATCTTTACCACGTCAACCAACGTACGATAATCGTCGAAATTCTCAATTCTTTTCATATTCCATAAAGAATTTAAAATGTTATTCGTGTGTTGTTACTCCTCGTCCTCGTCCGGAGTAGAGTCCTCGTTGTCGTGCCAGAAGTGAGAATACTGCACCATGTCGATGGCTGTAATCAGGTTGTCGTCTGGGTAGAGCTCTTGATCGAGATTTAAGTATAAACTCATTTCCCGTCCCGATTTGAAATTGACTTGTACGCACTCGCTCTCATCTTCATCATCTTCGCTGGGCCATGATTCATAACTCTCAACCTCTCTCGCATCAAATACCACATCCTTTCCGTCATTGTTGTCTTCAAGATCAAAAATCTTCGCAGTGATAAACGGATAAACTTTCTTTGTTGCCATAATATTTTGTTTTTATTATTGTTATTTATTTCTGTTCCGGTGCTACCGCCATAATAGTTCTCATAGTCTCATTGACATAGCTGCCACCACCATGCGCCATAATCCACTCTCGCACATCGTCAGCAATGAGCAACTGCCTTTTGTTCTCCTCCATGTCGCGGATCGTCCGGATAGTTTCCGTCAGGTACTTACCGCCACCGTGTGCCATTATCCATTCGTGCACGTCGTCAGTCACTACATATTGTCGTCTGGTGCCGCCGATGGCAGGTCTGCCTGCTGTCCTCGTCGTTTTACTTTTTTCTGCCATAGTCTATAATGTTGATTAAACGTCCTTGATGTCCTCGTATGCCGACTTAACCGATGCAATAGCATTACGCAAAGCGTAGTATTCGGCTTCCAAGTCCTTACCGTTCTTGTCTACCAGATTATCGTCAAACTGTCTCTCAATATCTTGCAGAGCGTTCAACGCCTGACAAACTTTCGTAGCAGCTTCTTTTATCTGTTCCTTTAATGGTGATTTTTTCATACATTCTAAATCTTTGTTAATAATACAGCCAATTTCTTTGTCTATACCGTTTTAATTCTTATATTTGCACCTGTCTTCGGAGGCTTTTTAATCGTACCTTTATGGAATTGAAAGAAAACAACAACTTCCGTTGACAGTCAATTCTTCGGAATTGTGGATTCAAACGCTCATAAAGAGCTAATTTCTACTATTGTAGATTCGAGACCAATGGTCTTGCGTAGCCCGGCTTAGGTCGGGCTTTTTGTTTTCCTTACTCTTCGTTCTCCTCGTCTTCTTCCTCCTCGTCTTTAGAATCCTGATACTTGTCACTGTTCGCAACCAAATCCTTTAGAGCGGTCTCGAAACTATAGTCTGTCTTAAGGTAAATGGCACAGTCACAATCTAAACCTTCATAACAACCATCATCTCGTTCGTCTTCACAAGAGCGAAGGATTCCGCCCTCAGGATCAATCCAGAAAGTAAATCTATATTTGTCTTCCAAATCTCCTGTTGCTTCGACGTTTATCTCGTGGCCGTCATAGTCAATCGTGAAAAAGTAAATAGTATCTAAAAACTTCAAACCCTCGGTATCACCGGCAGCTGCATAAATACGCCCGTTCTCGTCTTCACGCAAGTCAAACCAAGCAGTTTCTATGTGTTTTCTATACCAATCGGCCAAGACCTCAGAACGATTCGAAGCTATATATATATACTGCTCAAACCAATCAAACACACTGTCGTCTACTACTTCTTCATCCAAGAAGCCTTCACCTAACTTCTTGTACTGTGTGTTGTCAACCGGCAGATTTACTTCTTCCAACAACTTAGCGCAATGGAGTCCTTCTAATCGAATAAACATATCGTTCCGCTTAACCGTGATGCGGTAGGGCTAAAACTTGTGATTAATATTCTTTGCTATAACAAAGATATTACTCTTTACTTTAATTGCTTTTTTAATAAACCAAGCATGATTTCCTCCTCTGCTTCATCGAGGTTATAACAAACATGAGGAACGATGGTTGTTTTCATATTGCCTTTATGCAGATAGATGATATTCGCGTCCTCATGCCAAGGGCGCGACTTGTAACACCGCTTCACCATTTCAGAGAACGAAATGTTCTCCTTCTTTGCGAAGTCAGTGTTCCAAATGCTCATAAGAGCAATGAGCTGCTTCCAACTTAATTCGTTCAACTCTATATTGCCATTTTCTTTCACTGCTTTTTCTAAAATGTTCTCCATAAGATTCCCGCTTGCCGTATTGCGGTAGGGCTGAAAAGTTTTTGATATTAACGATAAAGTCCTCAACCAAGTTTTTTCTGTTCCATTTCCTTCTTGAATTTTCTAAGCAACTCCACCGGAGAAAGTGAAACTTCCCATTCGTATTTTCCTGGTTCAATATACTCTCTATTGTCTATCCAAAACTTTGCATTAGTCTTGTTTGTCAGAAGATTATTCATAACCTCGTAAAATTCAGGCAAGAACTTTTCGAACTTAGATAGTTTAGTATTCTTTTCCTCTTCATTCTCTGAAAAACGATTTATGCGGTCTCTTTTTTCGCTTATCTCGTTTTCAATGTTCTGTACAAAAGTATAGCGCAAGTCTATAGCCCATGCCACTTGTTTCTCAGAACCTTCAAGCTCCGGATAGCCATTTGTGGCTGCATCGGTAAGAGCTTTTTCATGATATATCTTGCGCTGACAAGTGGGGCATAACTGTCCCTCTGCCCAGGAAATATAGTTCTCACGCTCGCTAATCTTGCCGAAAAGCTGCTTTTCTACTTCGTGACCACACTTGTATGTAATCCAATATTTTGCCATATTAGTTCCGCTTCACCGTGCTGCGATAGGGCTAAAAAAGTTGTAAATTTAACACTCTGCTATATAAAGAGATTATTCTTTAGAAACAGCAGCTGCCTCCGCATCGCCCTCCCAGCAAGAAAACATAACTAAATAACCTGTTTTCTCGTCTTTATATTGAGCGTACCCGTTCTGCCATTCAGGCGAGGCTTTTCTCGCTCGCTTGAATGCAGCAAGGACAATATCCTCTTCATCTGGTTCTTCATCCAAAGTAACATCTTCACCCAGCAGCTCATAGTCCTTGTTGTCGTCCACTTCAGGATTCTCGCAATATAGCAACCACGACTTCCAATTATGTCCGTCCCAATAATTCCAAAACTTACAGTCATAGAAGCATTCATTATCCTCTAACCACTCTTTCGCAAACTCACGAATTTCCCCTATTTTGTTTGTTTTTTCTGCTTCTTCGAGAGCTTCGTCATCAGAGTACCACGTATCAATATCTATTTCGTTATCCGTACTAAGCGTAAAACGAAGACCTTCATATTTTTCCTCAAGTTCGGACTCAAGATCGCTCCAACATGTGCTTTCTCCGTTTTTAAGCGAATAATCAAATGTTGTTCCATCGGCTGCGATTCCGCTAATCTGATTCTCGTAAACAACGAAATAATCAACTCCGTTTTCAAGGTGATTTATGTTTTTTAATACTCTAACGTCGCTCATATATATTAACTTAACCGTGATGTTGAGGGCTGAATAGTTGTTATTTTACATCGAATTGCTTTATCTCGTAAACAAAAGTCTCTTTCGGACAATATATAGATAATCCCATCATATCCTCTGTATGCTCTGCTACATGAACATAGATAGGTGTATTCAGGTAGAAATTATCCACTGTAGGGATAATTGTCTCTTCGCCATCGTAAGTACGTATAGTCTGAGTGACTTCCGTGAAATCATCTTTCAGAGGAAGGCTATTAAATGCCTTTTCCTTAGAATCGAAAACATTTGCGATAATATTGTTGCAACGAACAATATATACTTTCTTGTCGTTCATATTCTTTTCGCTTGCCGTGATGCGATAGGGCTATAGATAGTTTGGGATTAATTTCGCTTGTTATAACGTATGCTCACCGTTCTCATAGGGTATTACAATCTCCATATTGTCGCCATTCTCGAAGATGTGCGTATGATGAAGCTTATTTTCCTTATCAACATAAAACTCGCCATCAACCTCAGACATCTTACCGTCGGCTTTATACTGGAGGTTGTCGCTGCCATTACTGTGTTTGGTGAGCATGATGTCCTCGATACGGTGCTCTATAGGCGTTGTATAGTTCTCGCGGAGGTAAGCCTTCAACTCCTCGATTTGAGCCTCAGAAGGTTCGCCTGTTTCGTCAAGCTCCTCGTCGTCGAAATACTCATAATAGCCGGTGCAGTTCTCTGCATTATTGATGATGTAGTCGGCTATTGTCATATAGTTCTCGCGGATTTCCTGCTCGTTGTCGTGAGCTATCGCCTTAATGTAAGTGTCGATTGATTTACGCATATCGTTTTAAGTTTAAATTAGTTGTTCTTTTATCTGATGCAAAGGTAGCACTTATTTTTGTAACTACCAAATAAATGACGCATAAATTATATATTAATGAGTATTTTATTATTTCTTTGCATTTTCTTTGAACAATTCAACATTGAGTAATTCAAAATGCGCCCACGGCGCACAATTCAAAACTCAACATTCCTAATTCAAAATTCAAAAAGCTGCTCGCTATCCTCGCGGACCACCAGCAGCCTGAAAAAAGACTTTGATTATGATTATAAGATCCCGCCGAAGGGGTCGAACCTTCACAAAAGCCTTGCCGGGCGCGGGATGGGGATGTTAGTTAGCGAGATTGTTGCTCTCGCCGTCCTTCTTCTCGGAGTCGCCTGACAGCAACTCCTTGAATTTATCTAAGGCTATCGCTGCGCGCAGTTTGGCGTAATCACTTATCAGATCCGTCTTTTTGTCAAGCGCATGCAATGAATACAATACGTCGCTTTTCTCGCCTGCAACAAAAGTGGCTACGGCAACGTTGCCGTCTTCTTCCGCTGACTCTATTTCGTTGTGATGTGCAAGCACAAGGCCGTAGCCTTTCTCTCCTTCCGTCAACTTCTGATAATCGGCGCAAAAGTCACTGATCAACTTATTAAGCTTGTCAGATTTCTCTTTGTTCATAATATCTAAAAATTTTTGTTAGTTAATTAATACGTATTATATTATATCATGTCGTCTTTTTAGTACGTTTGGCGCAAGCAGGTGAACAGTGCGTCAAGTCCTAAGTTGTACTCTATACGCTCCTTGCTGCCGAACTCGTCAGGATCGGGAGGTGTGAGGGTGATGTACTCGATGATGCGTGTCATTGCCTCACGGAGGCTTGCCTTGTCCATATCTATTGTTATAACGGTCTTTTCCATTGTTGTTTATTCTTATTTGTTCGTAAATGCTCCTTTATTTTATGAAATGATTTCCCTCCAGCTTCTCCATCGTCTCCAGATATATCATCTGCGAGGTATAGTAACAGAGATTTGTGTATGTAGTTATCCAGTTATTATATTCTGTTTTCACTCGGTCGCTCCCATTCGAGAGGTCGAAGAGTCTCTTCCAACGCTGATAAATCTCGTCTGTGTAGTCTCGCAACGGCAAGAGGGTAGTTTCCAGGTCGCAAGGCTTAGAGTATACAGATACCGGATGAATAATCTCACCACTTGCCACTTTGTGGAATACCTGACGGTAGACCTCGAACACGGGGCGAACCTTGCGGGCGATGAAGAATTCAAGACAAGGGATGGAGAGCATGTAAATCTCTGTTGGGCGACCGTTTCTGACTTTTCCCCCGTTTTGGGCTAAAACCTCGGAGTTTTCGCCATTTTGGGCTAAAACTTGATAATCAACGTTTTGCAGAAACAAATCGTTAGATTTTAAAGCTCTTACGGCTTTTTCTTTGGCCGAATACACTAACGGCCAAACTTCATCCAGATTAACCGGAAATTCCTTGCTGTCTTTCGACAATTTTAATACTTCTTCAAAGTACGCCTTTATATCCTGGGCTGTACTCTGTTTTGTTAATTGTAGAATCATATTGTTTAAATTTTATAGGGTTTATAACATAGTCGCCCATTCAGGAACTCGAACCTGGCGCCACGCCTTGCCGTGGTGGGCGTTGTGCTGTGGCTATCCTCGCGGACCACCTGTAATAGGTGATAGCAATGTGCCGTTCTGGGTGCTTCCCGTCGTGGTCGCCGCTTGCCAAGTGGATGATGCAGAATGTGCGGTCGGTATCGTGATGGGCTACCATGCCTCGCTCCCTGAGAACTGCCACCGTGCGGTCGAAGTCTGCCCTTCCTGCTGACTGAGCAGGAAGGAATGAATTGTACTGGATGCTTTCATATCATTAAGCGACTTTTTGATGTCCTTCATATATGATGTTACACTAATATCTTCACATATACGACCATACACTTCGTATTCAAGACTTTCAGTTTCGCCTGTCGCCATATATTCTGCCTTGACAATATAATAGAGCATACAAAAGAGATAGGCAGGCTGGAAAGTCTCGTTATCATCGAACAGGAGGCGTGGCCACTGGTCGATGTCGTTGGATAAATTGGAACTGAAGCCATCATAACTTGTGTGGTTCTCCTTTATCCACTTAGCCAACTGATTGCGGTGTTTCCCTATCTTTGCTATAATAGCATCCTCCGCAGTCTGTGTCAAGCTAATTTTTACGCGACAAGAATCATTTTCGAAATTGTAGTATCGTGGACTGTGAACCTCTACGAACTCCAGTTCTATATCCTCGCTGATAAACTCCTGCATCCACAATTCCCATACCTCCGTATATGCTTTGCAGATGTCGTTTTTATACTGCTTATAGTCGAAGATAAAATCAACATCCTCCTCCAGATCTTCTTCTACGCACTCATAATATAATTCATCATCTGGGCTCCAGATTGAATCATAGAATCCAACAAAACTTTGCAAAAAACCTACAGTCTCGTTCACAAATATCTTTTCCATAATCCTTAGTATTTTTAATGTTCTATAATAGGACACCCTTGAGGGGCTTTTTTACCATTTAATAGAGATTACCGTTGCCACAAACATTACCAGCGCACCGAAGCCGAGATATTGCCATCCGGTCATAATCAACGGGTCTTCCTGGTCGGTGAAGTTGTGGCGAGTGTTAAGCCACTGACACACGCTCAATACTGCACGCTGTGCCAATCCGAAGGCTTTCGCCATACACTGCAAGAGGAACATAAGGCAGAGCGCCAGGCATCTGCCGAGAGATCTTGCCACGTCCGCTGCGCTCACGTCTGGCGCGGTCGGTGTTGTTACTGTTGCTTTCATATCGTCTAATTTTTTATAGGGTTTATAACATAGTCGCCCGACAAGGAGTCGAACCTCGTCCACGTGCCATCCGTGCGGGCGGTGTACTGTGGCTATCCTCACGGACCGCCAACAGCCTGAAAACAAAAAATACGATTCTATAAAGTATTAAAATGTCAATGCTTCGTTATTACCGAATCTCCACCAATTCGATTGATCCGTAAATCAATTTACTCTGCAAAAGAGAATAAAAGGTGTTGCAATCTGTTTTTGCATCTTCACGCAAACTTTCTATTTGTTGCGCTATATCCATATACTTGTCTTCATACGAAAAATAGTATTTTTCAATGCCTGCAATAATAGCATTAACAAAGCGACGAGTTCCGGCCTTGGAAGATGCCCAGATGCCGTAAAGATGGAATGAACTCCACGATTTCCTTTCGTCGCAAGTGTTTAATATATATACTCGTTTCATAAGTCCTCAATATTTTAAGGGATCTATAATATAGGATTCAATATAATATCTCGTTGTCCGCTGTAATGATTATTTCTTGCGGATAAGAGTCGGGGCGTACCTCGCAACGTCCTGCAAACTTCCAGAGGTCGCCGCACTGTCGCTCATAGACCAACACACCCGCCGACTTTCTGAATGTGCGTGCCACGGTTCCCATGCCGCAATTCGCTGCCGTCATTTCCTGCGGAGTGCTCCACCATTTAGCTATAATCTTTAAGATCTTGCCACCGACACAAAGCAGGTAGGCGTATTCTTTTCTATTGTCCATAATTCAGTACAATTTTTAAGGGTCTATAATATAGAGTTTATTTTCTGGGCGTGTGCGGAGTCCTCAATATTTCGCACACGCTATAATATAGGAGTTTATGCCGCAGGTTCGGCAATCAGTCGCACACCAGGGCGAAGTTTTTCAAGGGTCGCCGCTGCTTCTTCGTAAGTGTTATAACTAACAGAGAAGGGCGAACCCTCCGGGAATAGCTCGCACAGATGAAAAACGACGCTATAAACCCCGCCAAGCTCTCGGATTTCGTGCAATTCGTAATCGATGGCGTTATACGTTCCCCGTGCAAACTGCCACACCCTGCCGCCGTCTTCCGGCTGTACATCCTTACCGAAGCCGTACAGCGTGCGGAACTCGTCAGCCGTGAGCACTACGGCGGCACGCTGTCGGGCGTAATAGTCGGCCTTATAGTCGGCACGCTGCACGAGGTCGGCAACGTCCACGCCACACGCAAAGAGGGCGGACAGCCTCGCATTTACTGCGGCTACATGCTCCCCGGCTTGTGTCAGTCGGTCAAAGTCAGCGGCAGCACTGCGCAACAGCTCCAGGCGGTCGGCGGTCAGCACG